CCGTCATTAAAGAAAAACTTTCCTTTGCGAAAAACTTGGATGCAAAACCATCCTAGATAAGTCTTTTCGTCTTTCTCAGAACCTCCCTCGTAAAGTATTCTCGAATTTTCGAGACATGCCGAGGGAATAACGGACTGCGCAATACGCAATTGCGACGGTAAAGGCGGTATTTGTGCCTGTTTCCCATATCCTTTTATCATAATTGTAAAATTTTGGTTATTCGTACTTTGGTGGAAAATCAATCCCACCAAAATAATTCTAGACGACCACCTCGTAAATACCGTCGAACATTTTCCCATCCTCAAAGAACATCTCATTACTCCAACGCTCCGATAATTCTTCTTCGATGCAATTATCGGTATTGTCGCAATAATATTCGTATTCTTTTCTCCATTCATTGAAAAAGGCACACAAGCATACATTAACTAAATCTTTCAGAGAAAGATCCCAATTCGGTTTCTTTAGATAATCAAAAATTGGTTGTAAGATGGTAAAATCATAACAACAGCCAGTAAGAGGGCAACCCTCATAACTTCGTGTAATATTTGAATAACGTTTACGAGTGAGAGATTTCCCGTTTTCATCCCACTTGAATTTTCCCCAATAAAGTTTGCGCGGGAAAATATCATCATAGAAAGAATTAATAACACGCAGGACGTATTTCCCCTTAATCTCTTTCGCAGAAATCTCGTTGCAATATTTTCCTATAGGATAGAAATCTTCTACCCACCAAGTACTGCCACAATAAGAAACTTCATAATGTACCTTACATCCGAAAAGTTTTTCAAATGCAATTAACGTACATTCGTACTCGTCGTTCGGTCCGTCCATCATGTCGTCGCCAACGTCAAACCGATTTTTGTCTACCAGTTTTTCTCTTACTTCGTCCGATAATTCCTCGAACTTGTAAAGTTTGCAAGTTACTTGTTTCATAATCCAGAGTTTTTAGTGAATAATTTTCGTACTCCCCGACGAAATCAATCATCGGGAAATAAAGTCACGCAAGGTTGTAAATCTCACGTCTGCGCCTTACTGCGTCCTTATAATTGTCGCAGTAGTCTAAAATGGATTTTCCCCACCAGATAACGTACTGAATCTTAGGCAGGCCGATCCAACACTTTGAAATCGGCATCAATTCCCAAATCGGTGTCTTTATCCGTGCATTCTTGTGCTCACGGATGACTTTCAGAGTGTAGCGGTCAATCTGTTTCATAATCTATTGAATTAAAATTGTAGCCCCACATTCTGCTGAGACGAAAAGAACCTCTCAGCCGATTCCAACATCTTTCTCGTACCACAACCGAAATCGTAATACAACCGCTCGATTCTTTCAATCTGAGCGGAAATCTGTTTGAACGTTTTCATAACCTCTCCTTTCTTTAGAATTGTTTATCGTACTTTCGGAGAGCGTCAGCCCTCCAAAAGAAAATCAGTCCAACATATCCTGCAGGAATGTCAGAAACCAATCGAGATTGTCACGCAAGGACATTTCCTCGTCGAACTCCTCAGACAGAAATTCCTCTATCTGCTCATCCGTGATGTTGTCGTAGTGATCACGGACGCTTTTCCTAAATTCGTCCTTTGTAGTCATAAAAATTGAGTTTAGTGAATTGTCGTACTACTTGAGGGAATCAACCCTCAAGCAGCTTTGAATAGCGAATGTTCGCACGCAGAATCCTGCGCCAAATCTTTTTAGGCATAAAAACGCACAGAATTGCCACGTAAGCCATTAAAATTATCTCAGCGTATAAATTACCGCTGAGAAGAAGAAAAGCCGCTGGAGCGAAAATAACGCACGTCAGAGCGAAATAAAACAAATCTTTCATAATTGTGGTTTTAGAATTATCGTACTTTCCGCGAGATCCAACCCGCAGAAAGTTTTGGTTAGGCCACAAACTGATTAAAGAAAACCTTGAAACGCTGCTCCATTGAAATTGTTGATGCGAGTTGCATGCCTTTCATCTGGAGACCATTGTATTTCTCGTCAGTCCTGATGTAAACACAGAAATAATCTTTGTTTTCTTCATTTGAGTGCCAGTCGTAAATTTCAACATAAGGTTTCAGATTCCTTTCTTTGTATTCTTTGAAATTCTTTGAAACCCATTTCGCGGTACGCGCTGCCTCGTCGAAAAGATGCTCTTCGCTCTCAAATTTCATCATCGTTTCAAAGTCAAATGAAACGTGGCTGATTTTCAAGAGTTTTTTTTCGCAGGTAAGTCCGACGCAATAAGTTATTCCGTCTTTCTTGCCTTTGATGTACGCTTGATTAAAAATCGTGCGTCCGCAGTCCTCGCAGACGAGTGGCGTTCCGTTCTCAACTCCCAACTTGGAAATTGAAACTAATTCATACTCTTGTCTTGGAATCATAATTGAGATAAATTTAAATGAAACATTATCGTACTTTGGAAATATTCTCGTACTTCCAAAGTGTTTTGCGTCACAGAGCGAAAAACTCCGTAGCGTTCTTTTCGGCTGAAAGCCTGGCCACATTGCACTCTTTCTTCGTACCGAAATAAGGCGGGATGAAAGGCAGTTTCGGAACGAACACCATCCAACAGTTACGTAAGGGGTGCTTTTTCATTTCTGTGTAGATAAATTCCATAATTATCGTACTTTTGAATTAAACATAAGGCAGCGGAGAGTATTTTTCGTACTCTCCACCGCAAACAACACGACCAGGGAATTAACTCCACAGGTCGGAAAGGACACGACGACGGGCTGAAACCTTTACGGGGTTCAACCAAAGAACGTCACGTCTCGCAGTTGCCGCCAAAACATAATGGCGACCGGCAAACATCTTTGCAGTTCTTGTTCTCATAATCGTAAAATTTTAATATTCGTACTTCCTACTATTCCTCAATCTTGAATAAACAATACCAACCATCTTTTGACGGAAATTCGTATTCTGCAACCTCGTCGGTTGTAAACGACAAACACTCCTCCAAATCAAGAAGATGGTTGTCGTTGTCCGAAAAGAAATAAAAGTACTTCCCAGGCTTAACGGAATCGGGGGAATCGCAAAGGTCGGGGAAAATCTCCCCAAGGTTCTCGTTCCCGTCGAATACTAAAATATCACATCGAGTGACATCAACGTATCCTGTGAGCAGAAACTCACAAACTTCTTTGTAATTCATAATCAATTGAGTTTTAATTAGACAAAAGTCTTCCCCGCACATATCACTGCACGGAGAAGTATAATTTTCGTATTGCGACGAAATCAATTCCATGATCCAAAAGAAACTCTTTCGACCAACGGAATTCTTTCATCAGCTCTTTCAGCCGCTCGAAGTCAAGAAGGAAATCATAATACACCTGAACCTTTCTCGACTCCGAACTCTTGAGATAATCAGCAGAGGAAAGATAACGAGAGAAGTCACGCGCGAAAATACGCAGATAACGCTCCTCCCTAGAATATCGCTCCGCAAAATATCGTGCGGCCTGGCTGCGCTCACAGTCAAGCCGCTTTCTGTCCTCATTGTGTAAGTTCATAACGAAAGTTTTTCTATTTCATCATCTGTCAACGAGCAGACGAAATCTATCATCTCCTCAACTCCGAACTCACGCAGATAAATTTCTGCTAACATTTCCTTAGCCATAATATTAAAGTTTTAAGTGAATAATAGCATCATGCGGACGAATCGGACGCCCAATTTCCTGGCGGAATGTAATTTTACCAAAACATGATCGTAGGCTACGGATTATCTTTCAAACCCGCAGCCCGAAAATCTCTCACACGTTTCAGCCTGACGGCAAACGCCATGAGAGAAAAATAATGAAAACTCAATTATGGATTATTTCTAATATCGGGCACTATACGGCTTTACGGCTACCAGACACACACGCAAACACAGGTTACCGACCGTCTTAAATGATTGTTTCCTTTGCCACATCCAAACACGTTGGACTTTGCAGACGTACCCGAAACGATACGTTTCGCAATCAATACAAAAACGGCTTTCGCTTGTACCGACATAACAAAATCAAAGATAACACGAAATAGCACACCTAAAAGCACTAACTTAGTTAACTCTTAGGCACTTACACCGTGTAAAAAGCCCTATTTGCGGAATCGGACCGCATAAAACCAACTTAATAGGTATTGCACACAAAAAAAAAGAACCTGATAAAAGGGAAACAAAAAAAAGGTGTACCACCTTTTAAGATGATACACCCTTTTCTTTTTTAGTTGAGGCCGTGAATTTCTTCAATCGTATACCCAAAGTCCTTCTTCAGGCAACTGACTGCCTTTTGATACATTTCTACCAAAGTAGTTTCCGTTTCCTTTTTCCGCAAACATCTCTTATAACTAGCAGTGTAATAACAGAAGTTCCGGAAAGCCCGAATAACATTTGTTGTATTGTAGTCCACATAAGAAATAAATGTGATATCCTCGTATTTCTTATGCTTTCCAGAAATGCAAACCTTACTTTCCTCGAATTTCTCTGAGTCTTCACTCTGTTTGCCGTGATAAAGGATAACTTTCCCCTTTGGCGAAATAAGGAATTTGTTTGCAATTTCAACCAAAGACAAACCACCGAAAGAAACAAACCTTTTAAAGTCATCCGAAAACTCGGAACTTTCAATAACATCACAGATTTGTGATATTGTCATACTTTCTAGTTTCTCGGTTTCTTCATTCAGTTTCTTTTTCTCGTCCGCCAAACGCCTTTTGAATTCCTCGAAATTCTTAGATGTGGCAAATAGTGTTTGTTCGTCTAATTCAGGAAAACCAACCAGAGAACGAATTTTGCCAAACAAAATGCGTTTTGAAACACTTTCGGTTTCGTCCGCATCCATCACGTTTGCGGTGTCGGTTGAATTGTCAACGTTTTGGGAAACACGACCTTTTGAAGGCTTAACGATGTCCTCAACTAGTGCAACGGTACTATTATTCACGTTTGCACTTTCAGTCAACTTTTTACTCATAATTCCAATTTTTTGAAGTGTGTCAATATGTCAAATGTAGTGTAATAATCTCTTTTATTACTACTGCAAAGATAGCGAAAATAACCCATATTTGCAAGCATTTCGACAAATATCTTTGTCGTGATTATTTACCAAACGTTAATTATTTTAAGGGAATTTCCCTATTTCTGTAAACATTTTATCATAAAGTGCCCTATTATATGCACGTTTCGTTAAACTACCTTAAGCGACGGAAAAATACTTACAAAATTCTGTATGGTAGGAAAGAAAAAAGAACTGAAAAAATGTGCGGAATGTGATGATTTTAGGGGACAAAAGGCGCAAATTAAAAGCGCATAAATATTCACAAAAAATACACGACACATTATATAAATAATGTGGCAAATTTACCGCTTTTTCATGCCTGCGAGGGTACAAGCCCCCCAAAGCCGCAGCCGGCAGGCGGGTGTGACCTTTTCTCTGAATTTTTTATTTTTTTTTATTTTTTTCTCTCAAAAAGTCCTCAAAACTGTTAAAATATAGTTAAAATTTGGTTTTTGTGTCCAAAAATGTAGGATAATCTGCTGTTTATACCATTAATCCTACATTGCTCTGAAACCCTTATAAACAAAGGGTTATCTTTGCGTTGTGAATGTAGTCTGTGTAGGATAAAACCTATTTCTATACAATATAAAATACTGAAAAGGATTTTAATAGTGTATATATAGGAATTCTACATTAAGGTACATCCTACATTGTTTAGGAGATTGGAATATATGTCGAAGAAGTTGGTTTTATCGGACAATTCGGATCGTTTGCGTGCTGAGATAGGTTATTATTCTGTCCAGTTGCGTGACTGTATAGACCGCACGTCATTGTTGCGTGCCTACCAGGTGCGTCGTCGTAACGAGCGTTTATATGCGTATCATGCTGTTTTGCGTGATGCGTGCTGTAAGTGTTTCCGTGGCACTGAGATCAGTGTGAAGGGTAAGAGTGGTGTATGTAAGGTATGGGGTTTTGACGGTCGTGTCTGGGTTGTTATCAGTCCTTCGGTGTTCATGGATGTTGTCGGTGAGGCTATCATCGGTGCGAGTGGTGCTGGTGATTTCGTTGTGACGGGTGACTGGATGGACAAAAAGGGTGAGATGTTGTCTAGTGCCTATGCTGGTGTATGCAGCAGTCCTTTGTTGTGTAATCCCTCTGTTGTCGGTTTCTCGAACGGTGTATGGGATTTCGGTGACATTGACTCTCCTGTGTATCATCCTTTCGATGACCGTATGCCTGTGACTGATCTGTTGCCATACGACTATGATCCGTCCGCTGTGTGTCCTTTATGGACTTCGTTTCTTGGTATGATGTTGTCTCAGAAGGATGTTATGCGTCTTCAGAAGTACCTTGGTCTTGGTATTGTGAACCGTCGTATGATGGGTCATGTGGTTGAGGACACGCTGTGGCTTATCGGCAGTGGTGCCAATGGTAAGACGACGATAGAGAATGTCGTGCGTGCCGTCTACGGCTATGACAACATCAGTGAGGCTTCGATGGGTGAGTTGCTTGACAGGAATCAGATCAGCCGCATGCTGACGATGGCGAGCATAGAGGGTAAGATCTTCAACATCTGCAGTGAGGTTGACATGGGTGACATCAGCAAGGGTAGTGACGCGTTCAAGAAGCTGTGCAGCGGTGAGCCTCAGAGTGCCCGTAACATCGGTCGTGACATCCACATCGCCTATGACATTCCGTTCCTGATCTTCTCTATGAACCAGAAGCCGTCGAACAGGCGTATGGATGAGGCTTTCCGTCGCAGGATAGTTGAGATCGTGTTCAAGGCGACGGTGCGGCGTGACGAGATGGACCCTCAGCTTGGCAGCAAGCTGCGTGCCGAGCTTCCCGGCATCCGTAACTGGATGATCGACGGTTTCCGTCGTCTGCGTTCGGACGGTTTCCTGTTCGACCACACTAGTGACGACGACTACCAGGAGGCCAACGGCCAGTACTTCGACATCTTCGCCCGTGCCGAGGGTCTTCGTGCGAGTGCGTGGGCCGGTCATAACGAGACTGCCCAGCTTGTCGGTGCTCAGGTTCTCCTTGAGAGGTATGACGAGTTCTGCATGCGTAAGATGCTGGGCTGTGATCATCCCACGATGCGTCAGATGGTCTCTGACATGAAGCGTCTGAACTTCCACAAGGTGCGCAAGGCCGCTGGTGTGTTCTATGAGGTGTATTGTGACAATGATCTTGATTACAGTGTAAAGGTGTGATGATATGATAAGGTTACGTTTCATTGGCAGGAAGTTTTATGAGTTTAGTAACATAATCAAAAGGTAAAGCTATGGAAGAGAAGAAGAAGAGGTGGCGTCCGTCCTTAACGGCGTATCGTGAGTTGGAGAAGCAGATGAAGAACGAGCAGGGTTTGCATATTCATTTTGCGAAGGAGTGCGACAGGCTGAAAAGTGAACTTGATTCCCAGATCGAGGGCACGAGCATGCTTGTCAGGGAGTGTGACGCGTGGCGCGAGAAGTACCGTGCGCAGAGTGAGAGGCTGGCCCGTCTTGAGAGCCGTGGTTTCTGGTCTAGGGTCTTTAACCGTTAGTCGTCATGGAGCTTATTGAGGTCAGTGAGTTGGATATGTCCCACGACCGTGGCGGATGCTTCGGTCATACAGTGGCTAAGTAATAACCTTAAAATTTTTTTGTTATGGGAGTTATACAGGAAGACAGATCAGGTGCGCCAAGACCGGTTGTCAAGGACAACGGCTACGGCGGTAAGATTATCGAGGCGGGCATTGAGGTTCCCGTTGTTGAGTCTGTTATTGTTGATAACGTCATTGTTGATGACGTTGAGGACGTCGCTGAGCAGCAGGCGCCGGATGATGCTTATGTCACGTCGTCTGCTGGCGATGAGGGCTGTGACGACATTTCCGGTTGTCCGGCGCCTGTGCCTGACGTCAAGAAAAGGGCGGGCCGTCCGAAGAAGAGTGCTAAGTCAAACAAGTCTAACAAGAAAAAATAGTCGTTATGAATGTAGTGTTAAACAACAGTGAGGGTGCGCGAGGTTTGTCCTTGAGCAAAACGGGAGAGTTCATAAAGTTCGTAGGTGGCCTGTCTGAGGAGGAGTGCCGTTCTCAGCTTGTCCTTGCCTATCTCCAGATGGAGTTGTGCCAGAGTGTCCTGGACGGTGAGGATGACGTGGAGCCTGTGTCGATGATGGACAATGGCGAGAGTTCGGATCTTGAGCTTTTCTACAAGTGCAAGAAGGCTGCGAGCGAGTTGTCATATCTCAATGATATCGTCAGCAGCGGTGAGAGTTCTGATGTTATGGAGGGCGTGGAAGATGATGGAGAATAAGGGCAGGTCTATCCCGTTCGTGAAGCCGGCGAGGGTAGGGAACTACAAGCTGTGGCGTTCAAGGTCCGTCATCCCCGCCGGCCACGGCGACGGTTCAGGAAAGAAGGGCGGTGTAGGTATCGAGACGATAAACGTGAGTAACCTTGACGGCTCGTGGAGTGTCAGGATACCTCAGACGTCCGGCATGTACGGTGTCATCACCGCGGCCTATGCCGAGGGCAGTGGACATGACGTGTTCCTCAAGGGTATCTTCAGGAACATGATGAGCGTCTGTCTTATCGAGAACGTGTATATCCATGATGCCTTCAATTTCCTTCTGGACATCATGCAGTATCCTTACATGCTTCTTCCTGAGAAGGAGATGGAGAAGCGCATGAGGGAGACCCTGAAGGCTGAGGGCTGGGATAAGGCGCGGATAAAGGACTATATCAGTAAGATGACGGGTCACCGTCAAGAGTTGTATTCCCTCGTCGATGACAAGATTCAGCGTTTTGTCGCTGACTATGAGGATATCATGCGCTCCGGCAGACAGAAGTCCGACGAGGCTGAGCGTCAGATGGACCAGGACGATCTTGCTGATCAGGCGCTGGACGTGTTGAACGGATCGGAGCAGGCTTAGGCTTGCTCCGATATAATGTTAGAATGGAATCATGGGAGAGAAGCCGTTTAATTGTAAGTTCCAAGTGTTTTTGACAGGCGACCCGAAACCTTTTGTCGAGGTCATGCAGGAGGACGTGCCTGATCGTGCCGTCTGTCCGGACTGTAGCGAGGACGAAGCCCCGTCTTTTACAAGTGAATGGAACGAGGTAAGGGGAGAGTGGTCTTTTACGGTAAAGTGCGTCGATGATAGCATGCGCGTGTTCATTGAGAATATGCGCCGCAGGGATCGTTATGCACGCAAGGCTCTGCTGTATGCCGTCACTCACGGCTATAATGTACAGTTATTCTGCAGGGATAAAAAGGGTGATGATGTCATGATGGTGGTGTTAACGCCCAGGCTATTACGCAGGCTGTTCAGGGTATGCCCGGTTGTCCCGTTGTTTAGGGTGTACGACAGGAACGGGAAGGAATGTAGGATAAGGAAAGGGAAGGTATTATGACAAATGAACAATATAACAGGGCTATACAGATAAATAGCCGGTTAGAAGAATTGCGCAAGGTCAAGGAAGAGATTACTCCTTCATGCAAACATTTACTGACTTACGCAACAGTAATGGCTGGTGGTGAGCATGAATTGTGCTATAGGCATTATATGTCTCTCATCGGTCCCCTGCTTGACAAGCACGATGAAATGATTCGCCAAGAAATAGACGAGGAGATAGCGAAATTAAAAGCAGAGATTGAGACATTATAGAAAAGCGAGGCTTAGTACCCCGCTTTTTCTTTTATGCGCATCTTTCTGATGTCGTTATCTGCCTGTTCGATGAGACGTTGCATCTCGTCTGGCAGCACCTCCTTTTCGAGGTCGCCGCGTTCCTTCCCCGCATACTTCTTTCCAAGCATCTCGTTGTACCTTGCCAGCAGCGGGCACATGTCGCAGGAGAGGCCGAAGAAGAATTGTACCGGATCCTCGTCGTCCGAGGTCGCGTCTTTCTTCATCTGCTGTATGTCGGCCAGGATCTTCAGCAGGTCCGCTTTCTGCTTGACGTCTGTCGCCTGATTGATGAGGTTGTTCACCTCTCTCACGACGTCGTTCTTGTCACGAAGCTCTACGTTCTCTGTTGCGAACTTCCTTGCGTTACGCTTCTCCTCATAGGCGCGTTTATACCCCTCTGACGCGAAGACGCGTTCACGTTCCTCGATCTTCATCTTAGCGCTCATTGACACGTTCTCGCTGTATGCGATATCGTATGCCTCGGCGTTGGTGTACCCGCAGAGTATGAGGTCTGCGAGTATGATGTGGTTCGGCTCACAGCCGATTCTCTTTGCCTCCTTCTTGAGGCGTGGACTTGGTTCTAGCATATTTATTCTGTTTTGTTTGTTGTATTACGAGTTGTTACGCGTCCTTCCTTGACCCATACTGGCACGCGGAAGCACATACAGTTGTTGTGCGGGTACAGATCGTTTACGAAGTTCCCGATATGCAGCCCTACCTGTGAGTCGCATATGTCGCATTCGTACGCTGATCCTCTCATCTGGTAGTATCCTGCTGCTCCCCTGTCAACGAAGTCCAGGAGTTGTGATTTCATCCATGCTATTGTGGCCGTCTGTCTCCCGAAGGACTCGACATTGTTCGCTCCGCTGCTCGACAGTCCCACGTTCCCGTAGTGTGTGCCGTGGCTGTTGATATACATGGCCGCAGACTTTCTCTTGAACGCCGCCAGCACTTCCGGGGCAGTGTAGACGGCATGCATCGTGGAGACGCTTCTGTTTGTCGCTTTCGTCTGTCCGTACCCTGCGAGTTTCATTGCCGCGATCTGTGCCTCCGTGTCGTACATGAACTGTCTGACACGTGCATGGAGCGTTGCCTTCAGTCCTTTGTTCCCCTTGCTGCTGAGTGCTGCCAGCCACGGGAGGAGTAGCGAACGCCTTTCTGCGTCTGCAGTCTCGTTAAGTGAGTATATTTCCACGAGTTCCATTATCTCGTCTTCCATCTCAGACAGTAATGCGGCGATATCTTCCCGCAGCTTTTTGTCCTGCGAGAACTGGAAATTCTCTGGCGTGCAGTTGTATTTGTACGCTATTCTGACCATCTCACGTATCGCATCCTGTAGGATCTCGGTGATGCGGTCGGACAGTACAGCGGCATTCCGGTTCCTGAGAAGAGTCCACCGCTTCGCCCTCTTGATGTCGTCGTCAGTCGGTGTCTCGTATCCTTCCGGTATGAGCAATGTGTATGTTTCCATTCTTTCTCGATATTTATGAGGGTGACGGCACTCACCGCCACCCGTCTACACTCTAATGGGTGGCATTGTACGACCCCCAGTTGTTCTCATTTTCCCTGTTTCCCCACTTGTCGGTTCCTACCGTCCTAGGTCTTCCTCGACCTCTTCCGGTGTTCACACGCCCTTTTCGTGTCTTCACTTCCGCCTTCCTGTCCTCTTCGCCTTCCTCTTCGCCTTGAGCCTTGATGACCTCGATCTGCTGTTCAGTTTCGATGTCTGCAAGTTCCTCCTGCATCTCGACGTTGGCATCGTTCTGCATGTCGAGACGTTGCTCCTCGATAAGAAGCTCCTGTTGTTTCTCGTCGTGCTTCTCCTTCTGTATGCGGTCCCACTCCTGTGGCGTTGAGAAGTAGAACTTCTCCGATGCGGTCTGTTTTGAGCAGAATCCGTTTTGGACGGCGGTGGCAAGGTTCGTCGTTACTTCCTGGTCGTTGATCGGGATGAACGGGGTGATATAGAACGATATCCTTGTGTTCATGAAGTCAAGCCTGCTGTTTGTCTCGATGCCGTATCCCCACTTGAAGATTTCGATCATCTTACAAAGGAACTCGTCATACTCCTGTATCTCCAGCAGTGCCGTTGTGAAGGCGTCCGAGTACAGCAGCTTTATGGCTGCAGCAGGTGTGTCTCCGGATTTCAGTTCCGGCGCCTTGACGACTCCTGATTGTGAGTATATCTTCGCGTCGAGCATGTCAAGCTCCGTCTTGTATGCTCCTGATGCGTCCTGTCTGTTCATGAAGCCTGCGTCACCCTCGGACGGTATGATGAAGATTTTTGATGCGTACGACATGTTCTGCGTAGCTATCTCCTTCATCTGTTTGCCGTTTCCTTTGAGGTACATGATCGGGAGTCCGAAGTCGTGGTTGTTCTGCGCCAGACGCGAGAATGCCGCCTCGTGATGTTCTATAGTCTCCTGTGATGCGGACCATACAGGGCCGTCGTCACGCCTGTGGTATGCTACCGGTATCGAATCGAACCCGTGTGTACGTTTTTCCTCAAGAACATATCCGCTGACGTCATAGTCGCCAGACATGGTGCTGAGCACTCCGCTTCCCTCCGTGTCGTCATCCTTCTTATTCTCGTCAGGCAACTCATTCACGAGCCTGTAGTAGAACTTGTCATCCCACACGTCGATGTAGTTTCTGCTGTTCCCATCATCGTCGTCTGCCTGATATGTGCGTGCGAACACGGAAAGCTCGCCGCTGATTCTGTCATAATGCGGATACAGGATGTCGTCTTGGTCGTATGACAGGACCTTCCAACTGAACTTTCCCCTTGTCAGTATTCCAACGAATGCAGTATCAGCCGTCTTGTAGTCTGACTTGATGGAGAAGTGCCATGCGTTCTCCATCCTCTTGTCTGCCCATCCTGCCTTGAACTTATTGTATGTTTTCGAGTTCTTGTCATCCACCACATCATCAGCAAGGTCGAACTGGATGTCGTTTCCTGTCGTACGTGCCATTCTGTCCCTGAATATCTCCTGTTGGTATGCCTCCGCATATCTTGGAAAGTCCTCTTCGTAATACAGCCCGTCCGATCCTTTCCTGTAGTTGATGTATACGTTCCTGTCGTTGATGGCGTGGCTCTCAGGGTCGAACTGTCTCTGGAAGTCTGCCTGCGTCTCTTCCATGTAGACTTTGTTGTCTCTGACGACGGCTTTCTCGCCAAGGTCTCTCAGTAGGCTGCTGTTGTTAGGTGTCCTCTCGTCCGGTACGTCCGGCAACAGTCGGTAGAACGGCTTTTTTATAAGCAGTCCCCTTAACTTTCTGTTCTGTTTCTGTGTTGTCTGTTCCATAATTTTTTTTGTTTTATGGGTCAAGTGGGGCTAATGGGTCTCATGGGCCGTCTGACCGTGTTTAACATAATGCTATTGTTCTTACACTTCTTATGTGTCCGTTCAGAAAAGCAGGTATCTCCATCTCCTCTCCGTCGAGGTCGAACTTCTCGAACTGGCATAGCGCCTCAACAGCATCCGGAGAGCGTCCGACGATGGACTTGTGCTTCATCTGTTCCTTGTGTATGAGACACCACCCGCGATCCTGTTTGCTCATATCCTGCCGGATGGCCTTCCTCTCCTGCATGAGGATGTTCTTCACGGACATGTCTACTCCGTGTACGTTGTATACCCTGTCAAGCAGAGTAGGCTCTATGCTCCATTCCGCTTGCTGCGTGTGTTGTGCGAAAAGGTATGCGCACTGTGACTTCTTGCAGTCATACAGTTTCCTGTCATCCCCGTCGCACGCCTCCTGGTTGTTGAATTTTACCGCATTCGGGAAAGCTCCCTTGAATACTTGTCCGACTCCTTGGAGGTCATATATGAAATTCTCCTCGTTCACACCCCATTCACGTAGTTTTGCCTTGATGAGCGGGATTGTGTCGTATACGTTCAGCTTGCACACGAAGCAGTCCTGAACGTGATTGCCGATACGGAACCATGTCCAGCAGTTATCTCCTCCGTCTCCTGCGACGTCGCATGACGCCCTTTTGATCCTGTCTCCCATTATGGGAGGGTTATGAAACACCCTCTCTAGGTGTGCAGGCTGTATGAGGTCGTCGCCAGTGCGTATTATGTCCCAGTTTCCTTCCAGTTCCCTGGCCCTTACCTCCGGAGGCTGTTGGTACAGGTTCTTGATGTAGTCAGAGTCGAGTTCCATGAGGGCCTTATTGTCAAGAAGGTCCGCCTTGGTGAACCGGAATGTCTTCACGAGATACGTCTCCCTTGTGTGTCCGTACCTAGCAAGGTTCTCGTTCCATCCCTCATCTGCGATATCCTTGATCTGCATGTAGACCTCATGCGGCGTGTTACCCCATACGATGTTGCTCACGTTGTCGTCAGGTGAATAGAAGTATCTGATCTTGCCGCTTCTCTCAGGGATTACGAACCCCTTTCGCTCCGGGTGCATCTTCCCGTCAGCGTATATGGTGTCAGCCTTACCGATATACCAGTCGAGGAACTGTCTGAGCCAACTCAGCGGATCGGGGTTGCATGTGAACAGCATGCGAGACTTGATGTTGTTCGTGTTTCGGTTGCATGTCATCAGGAACTTGAACCTTTTGAACTCCATCTGAGGAACCTCGTCTATCCCTATATATGCGAACTGTTGTCCTCTGTATTTGTCGTCGAACTCCTGGTACGGCATATCGAAGTATGTCAGGTTGAGGTGTGAGCCGTATTTGAAGTTCCATGTCATATCGTCCGCAGACTTATTGTATTTTCCGAACGGCTCATACCATCTCTTCGTCTCATTGATGATGTTCTCGAAGTCTCCCTTGTTCTTTCGGAAGATGATACCGTTGAAATATCTGTTGGAGATGTCTGGCAGGGGCTTTGTGAGAAGCATGGCGGTGTTATGGTTTATGGTCCATGCGTCTGTCATATACAGGTGGTCCTTGCCGCTCACGGTGATGCATCTGCATTTCGCTTTCTTGTTGGACTTGGTGATGTAGAGGATCTTCTTCGTCAGGACGGAGGTATCGGGGTCCACCGGAATCTTCGTTGGTGTGTCTGCGTATTTCCTTCCTGTCCCGTTTCTCCGCGTCCCCTTGAAAAACCTCTCTGTGTCCGGCGCTTTTAGCCACACCTTCCACCATCCGATCTTTGCCGGTTCTTCTGTCTCTTGGACCACCGTCGCAAGAACTCCTAGTGAACGTGCCATCTGCGCAATCTGCTCTATGAGCTTCTTGTTCGGGAGAGTGAGGAACGGGACCTTCTTCCGTGACTGCCCCTGTCGCATGATAACGCCTCTGAGGTATTCCCAGCGTGCGTTTACGGATGCTGTCATATAGTCTTCAGGTATCCATGCGTTTTCTTTCTGTCTGCTTCTCGTGATTTTCTTCCTGTACTCGTCCGGTATGCCTCGCAGGTAGTAGTAGCCGTCTTTCCTGTTCCAGAATATATTGTGGCACATGTTCCACATGACCTGTGCCAGATGCGGATTGTTGATCAGCCTGACACCTTTCGGGGAGAATTCCCATTGTCCTGTCCCGCTTATAAGTCCTAGCAAGAACGGGTGCAGCGGGAGGTCTGTCACGCCACGCGTCTCATTCATTTTCACCTCACCGCAAAGTGGCACTTCCACATATTCAGTAGAAGTCTTTCTGAGAGACATCGGGAAAGGCTGATCTATACGATACAGGTTCATGATCTCCCTGGCCGTCCATACCATCCACGGCTCGTCCTGATGCGCACGCGCGTAGAACCGATGATTATCCATGCATCTTACCTCCGTATTGTCGTCGAAGTGGAAGACGTATACAGTCTGTTCTCCCTGCTCGAAGATGTTCTCGACTTTCTGTACGCCGTCGTACGGTGTACATATTGCATCACCGACCTCAAGGTCTCCCATCTTCCTGAATCCGGAAGGCGTCGCTACCGGCGTGTTGTAGGTGTTGGCTTTTCCGCCTCCGCGGTTACCGCCCGTGCCGTCCATGTCCGCATCGGAGTGTTGCACATGCTCCTGCGCACCTCTCTGCGAGATGAAAGTTCTTGACGGTTGCTTGTTTTTTCTCTTCTCGTCTTCTATGGCACGCAGTTTCTCTATGTGCTCATAATTGTAAATGGGCTTGCCACTCTTTGTAAAAAGTCCGCTTTCTGTTTTCATGCTGTAAAGTTCTTTTACTAATTTATTGCTGCAAAAATAAAAAATAAACCTTTAAAAATGAGAAAATAAGAGCAAAAAGTAAAGATTTTTGCATAAAAATTTGTTTACAAATGATAATATTTATATTTTTGCGAAAGAAATTTACATTTTCAACACAAAAACTAAACTTTTATACTCATGGAAAAAGAACTTTTCTTGCAAACGTTGATGGATAAGGCGAAAGCCGCCAACAACAACGCTCCGATAGACAATCTGAGCGAGAGAACCATCACTGAAGTAGTAAACCTTTTCCTTCCACAGTTCTCGGATGACGAGAAGATTACCGACGAGAGTTGGAACCTTCCCGTCCAGATGGTGAAGACACTGAGCGGCCAGTTGCGCCACGACACTTCCACTGGGATCAATGATTTCAAGACGAAGTACGCCGCGGAGCAGAAGACGGCTCAGGAGAAGGCCATTGCCGATGCGGTGGCAGCAGCCAAGGCGGAGTGGGAGAAGAATGATCCCGTAAAGAAGAACGAAGGTGGCAAAAATGGCGAAGACCAAGACATCGACAAAATTGTCTCTGAGAAGGTGATTGAGGCGTTCAAGGGTCTTACCGGAGAGGACAGCGAGTTCGGAAAGCTAAGCAAGCAGTTTAGCGACTATCTCAAGAATCAGGCAGCTAAGGAAAAAGCAGCTACGGAGGCGGATGTACGCTCAAAGGTCCGCGACTACCTTATTGAGCGCGGTGTGGACGAAGACGATTTCGCACTCAAGTACACGCTTGAGAGACTTGTCGTAGGCGAAAATCCCGATCTGGAAGTCTTGAAAATCAAGGCTGAGAAGGATTACGAGGCCAACTACAAGGATATCTACAAGGGAAACGGTGCAAAGCCTTTCGCCGGTGGCGGAGGTGGTGGCGGTTCCGTTGTGGATGAGATCCAGGCGTGGAGCAAGAGTCGTCAGGAACAGATCGAAGCAGAGGCAAAAGCCGCAGCCGTACTGGAGTCACAGATCTTCAAGTAAGGCATGCTGCTGAGATACGGCGGCGCATAAAGAGACTAGACAATGATTTTTTAACAACACAAAAACGAAAAAGGACATGATTAAAGGTTATGACCAGACGGTAAAGGCCAGTGGAAAGATGGGCGGTGCGCTCGTCGTGTTCGAGGGCCATCCGTCATTGCTTATCGGTGGCTTTGACTTTGACATGGCTGACCTTCCCGACTCTAAGGACGTACTGCCTTGCGGTACTTACCTGAATTGTGACGAGAGTACCCGAAAGGCTACTCCTATCATCACCGCGAAGGTTAAGGCTATAGACGGTACCAAAGTGACCGTTGAAGACCTTGGCTTTGGCCGCACCCCGTTCAAGGTCGGTGCTACCGTAGCCGAGTTGGGCGACGATTTGAGTTCTGCCGCCACGAACTATGCGACAGTATCCTCGAAGGAGGGTAATGTTCTGACTCTCAGCGGAGCAGTTACGGGTCTTGCTGTTGGTGACATCCTCGTTGAGGTAGACGCCACCACCAAGAAAGTAAAGGCTGTTCCTAACGCCATCCTGCCTTATGACAGATGGTATGACTCTGACGCGATTGCAGTACGCTGCGATGGTATGTGGGCAAACGACCGTCCGATCCTGGAGCGTCGCATGCCTGCCTGCAATGCAGCTATCAAGACTGCCCTTGTCAACGCAGGCTGTCAGTTCAAGTGGTCGAACCGTAAGTAAAGAAAGGAGGTAAATTATGGCAACTACAAGAGCAAATTCAACCTACAACATGTACGACTACCGTAAGTACATGGACAACAAGGGTTTTGGCGTCCTTATGGACCTGGCTAACCAGAAATACAACCAGCCCGGTCTTGGTTGGCGTATGCTTGGCGACTGGGATCAGCCCAGCGACAGCAAGATCTGGTCTCAGGGTGAGCGTACGGTTCCCATCATGGCACGTGCTTCGCTTCTCTCCGCTCACGGTCTGAAGCCGATGCGTAACACCTCTGGATGGAAGTTCTACACCGGCTCGACACCGAAGTTCGGTCACGGATACACCTTCGACGAGGATGACATGTTCATGCTTCGTGACGTTCGCAACAACACGAACCGCAGTATCCAGGACCTTATCTACGACTCTATGCTCGTAAACTCTCAGGCTATCCTTGGCGGTATCCACAACGAGTTGACTCACATGACGTTCGAACTGGCATCTACCGGTGGTATCAACGAGGCGAGCGTAGATGGCGTCAAGTACGAGTTCCGCTTCGACTTCGACGACAACCAGTATCAGGAGGTTTCTCCCGCGTGGTTCGTCGAGGACGCATCCGGCAACATCACCGAGCAGGAGACTTCCGGCGGCGATACCGTCAACATCATCAAGGACATCCTTGATCTCCAGCGTATCCTCACCGTCACGCAGAGCCGTGACGTCAACGCTTGGCTCGTGAACAAGGACACTCTCGACCGTATCCTCGACCATCCTTCTGTACTGAAGTCCTTCCTTGCCAACAAGGATGTTCAGGCAGGTAATCAGGCTGCATACATCGCCACCCGTACTGAACTCGCACAGTTCATCTACAACCGTGGCGTATGGCCTATTATCCCTGTCGACTTCAAGTCCGTACACGAGGAGGATGGCAGACCTGTCGCTGACGCACCTGCGTTCGATCCTCACTACATGATCGCGTTCAACCGTAACGAGCGTATGTTCTCAATCAAGAACACCAACTCGATATGGAAGGACCGTCAGGCTTACGGAGGCATCTCGCAGAGCACGATGTACTCGTTTATCGAGGGTCGTATTGCCGCTCTCAGCACATGGCACGAGAACCCGATACACAACACCGTCGAGTTCGAGCTTTACGCCGGTCCTGTGTTCCGCAACATGCGCAACTGGGCACGCGTGAAGGTCATCGGCGAGGCTAGTTCGAGTTCCGGATCAAGCTCTTCAAGCGAGTAAACTCTAAAAACTTGGAATCATGGCAGACAATGTGATGACCATCCAGCAGTACCTAAACGGCAAAGTCAGGAATATAAGCGTTCCTGACAATGCCGTTTCCACCATCATTATGGATGCGAAGGTCTCTCCGAAGCCTGTGCCTGATGAGGGTAGCAGCAGCAGCGGTGAGCCTGTGACCGCACCTGTAACAAAGGACACGGATGTCTCGTTGCTTACCGAGCGTGAGCGTGAGTTGTGTCTTGCGTGGCTGTATGTGTGGGTATCAGGTTCTCCTACTCAGACAGGAAGTACCACAGACGAGGATGCTGACTGGAAGCATACAGAGGGTGGTGAGCGTATGTCGGCCAACGTACTGAAGCAATATCTGCAGATGGCCAATGATATCTTTGAAAAGTATGACCTGCCTACTATTGGCGAGGAGTTTTGGGGATTCGTTGGCCGTGGTATACACAACCCTATAAACTACAATCCGAGACGATGAGCAATCCGAGATTTCCGCACTGGTGCAGAATAATCCGCAAGACCACCGACGATCCGATGGAGGATGAGGAGGATTTCTCTCCGCTTTCTAGCGAGGAGGAGTACGATCCGATGGGCGGTGACGACACGGATGAAGGTGTCGCAACTGGGACTGGAGAGCAGAACGACGATTCCCTGTCTGCTCAGGACCCTGTTGGCGGGAGTCAGACAACCGTCATCTACGAGGGTGAGTGCAGGAGCTACAAGATCAATACGACGTCGGACAAGGGAGACATCATAACGTCTCAGCGCGGTCTCGCCTTGCCTTTGAATCAGGACGGCTGGGATGCACGCGGCTTAGTACCACTTGAGGGTGATGAGGTCATTGTTGTCCACGGAAGTAGTTTTCAGGAGTATGGCAGGATTGTCGACAAGAGTGTCGCTACTGCCAGCTACGCAGGAACACATCTTATTTGGCGTTACGGGAGGAACTGACAATGAAGAACACGGCAGTTGTAGAAAAGGCGTTCAGGGCATTTGACAGACAGGTCCGCGACGAGACGAGGCGAGAGCTTAACCTCTGGTGCTGGTCTATTGTCGAGTCTGCAGTGAGAGCGCGTCTAAACAACCCGGAGGCGCATAACTTCACGGGTAACCTGCTGAACTCGATTGTCGTATGTCTTTACGAGAACGGGCGCCCGTATGCTCCGTATTACGCTTCCGACGTGCCGGGTGTCACGTCCGCCATACGTAGGAAGATGAAGCCTGTCCTGGATAAGCGCATCTACCTGAGACGTGACTATGAGGGTAGAAGTTCGGTATACACACCTACCGTCGACACAAACGGCGGATGGGGACGTGACGATGCCGAAGCGTTCTTCACCATGTTCAGGCCGGATGGTAAGAATATGTTCGATGTGGTTGTCGCCTACACGGTTGAATATGCCGATTGGGTAGACATGCAGCGTAAGACCACAGGTTTCCTGGAAACAAGGAAATTCGCAGAGCGTACAGGAGTAACATTCATGCGATTAAAGTCTGCATAGAGCTATGACAAAGAAATCTACGTTATATAACATCTACAACGATCTGGTAAAGGCGGTGAAGCCTGTTTTCGGCAACAAGAACGTGTTTCTCATGGACAGGCCGAAGACAACGGACACTGACGCTCCGATGGAGAAATTCATCGTCGTCAGCCTGCCTGTAAGCATATCTGACTATGTGATTGGGAGGAAGAAGTCATACCTATTGACAAGCGGTGTGTTCTATCTTTTCACGCAGGCCCGTTCTAACGAGACGTTGGATGTAAATCCTATGGGGGATCTGACGGACAGCGTGATCAATCTTTTCCCTATTAACGGAGAGTATATCGTAGCGAGCAAACCTGTTATACGGTTGGAAGGCAGCGATGGTATGGGATTTCAAGTTACGACTATAACCTTCGACGTGCAAGGCAAGTGGAAGGCTTTCGAAAATAACAGTATTAACACATAAACACAGATTAGACTATGGCAAATGTAAGTAATGCAACTGGCGTTTTCACCGGAATTGATGCCCTGTATGTGGTACCCGGTGGCTTTGCAGACGGGTTCGCCCTTCCGAGCGGCGTATCCACTCCTACAGAGGTTCCCGTAGCAGAGGACTCAGGTTTCTCTTACTCAGGCGGAACTCCGAGTACGGAGCGTTATCGTATTCATGGTCTCTCTACTCCTTGGTCTGCGAAGATGACCCCTGGTGACGCAGAGACCTCGTTGTTCGTTCCTCAGATCACGAAGGAGATCCTGGAACTCTTTGGTTTCACTGCCGCAGACGCGACCATCACGTTCAACGGCAAGAGCTACACCGGAACGAAGTTCAAGGAGAGTGCCCATGAGGTTATCCTTGGTCTGGCGGCAATCAACCGAACAGAGAACGGTGTCTTCGGAATCAAGAAGTCAAAGTTCCTGGCCAGCCTTATCTTCGACGACCCGACTAGCGCTAAGCCTGTCGGCATCTCCCTGACTGGTGTGAGCGCAAGCGGAACAGACACCGACGCTATGTTCATCGGTGAACTTGATTCAGGCAGCAGCAACTAAGCGTATTCCATTCTAAACGACTGGCGGTGGCGGTGAGGAAAGTCACTGCTGCCGCTTTTTAACCATATTAATCATGACAATCGACTACGTAGTTCCAATGGTTTTTGACGATGACGTGCAGTGGCAGCAGGAATACAAGTCACACATGCACGTCGCGGAATACCGTACAGGCAGCGCTTGCCGTTACCGATCATGGGGATTGGAGCCACTTCTAGTCAGGTGCATAAAGAAATTCATGCCTTTTGTCAGTACGATCATTATCATACTGGCAAGGGAGAGTCAGAAGAAACCTTGGATGGATGACGACAGGATACGTGTCGTGTATCACAGGGACTTTATTCCGGAGAAATACCTTCCCGTGTTCAATAGTTGCATCATTGAGATGTTCATTCCGTACATCGACGGTCTTTCTGAGCATTTTATATATGGTAATGATGATATGTTCCCTTTGTCAGGAATGAGTGCTTCCGATTTCTTTGCCAGAGGTCTTCCCGTCCAGCATTATGATGTGAAGAAGTTCCCTGCCACGATGAATATTTTTCATGGCAAGTGCCGGGACCAGCAGAGGATGGTCGCTGCTGCGTTCGGTAAGGAGTTAGGTGACGATGTATGGATGTATAACGGCCATTGTCTTGCACCCCTTCTGAAAAGCTCGTGCTTAGAGGCGAGGGAACGTTTTGAAAAAGAGGTTACGGGCGGTATCACACCTTACAGATCAAGAACAAGCTACAACCAGTATCTGTATGTGCTTTGGCAGTATTTTACAGGCAGATATGTTGACGGACGTGTAAAGAGCACGTATCTGTCCGTAAAAGACACAAAGGAAAAGATCTGCAGTGTGCTTGGCGGTGCGCATGGCGTCGTTTGCGTGAACGACAATGAGTGTGCAGGCGGCATCGGAGAGTATGCTGCATTGGTTCGTAGCGCATTAAATGAGATTCTTATGAGAAAAGAGAAGAACGAGTATAGGATATGGGTTTCATACCACAAGGATGAACTCATCGAGAAGTACGGTCTTTCCGAAGACGAGCATCACACCCTGTTTGCCACACATATGGATGTTGCAGGCAAGAACATCAACCACATGAACCCTGTCTATTCGGAGATGGTGACGATGTGGTATGTGTGGAAAAATAACCTCAAGTCTGACTATGTAGGATTTGAGCACTATCGGCGGCACCTTGACGTCAGATCGCTGCCTGGTAAGGGTGAGTGCCAGATTTTCCGTGCCATTGATTTCGGACCGATGACGGTATACGACCAGTATGCACGTTGCCACAACGCGAAAGACATGGATTGCGTTCTTGGCATTTTGGATGAGAAATATGGTAAAGGCAACCCGTATTCTGCTCACATCAAGTCAGGGCACGTCCTTATTGCGAACTGCTGTTTCGTCATGAAGTGGCACGATTTCCTGAAGCTGTGCAGTTTCCTTTTCCCGTTGCTTGATGACTTCGCAGCAGCGTGCGGCATATCTAACACGTGCGTTAGCGAGTGGAGGGAAAAGGCCAAGAAGGACTTCCGCGGCTACAGGACCGACTATCAGACGAGGGTGCTGTCTTTTCTTGCGGAGCGTCTTATTTCCTCATGGATAAGCACGAACATGAAGTGGACCAACGGCATAAACGTCGCGTTTGTTCATTACAACACCCCTGAGCTTACGTCTGCAGCCATAATGTCTCTTAACAAGAGGACGCCAGGATGCATTGTCACCGTATTCGACAACAGCGATGCGCGTCCATTCGTGAATACGTTCTCCAACGTGTCTGTAATTGACAATACGCGAGGTCAGATCATAGATTTCGATAAGATGCTGGACGACTATCCGGACAGGCAGGTTGATGACCGCAACAAGAGTAATTTCGGGAGCGCCAAGCATTGTAAGAGCGTGGACATGCTTATGGACATGATCCCTGAAGGCTTTGTACTGATGGACAGCGACGTGCTTGTCACGAAGGATATCAAGGGTCTTGTGTGCCGTGATGCGGTATGCGGAATGAAACATGAAAAGGACGGTGTGACGTTATTCCAGCCGTTCCTATGCTGGATAAACGTGCCGTTGCTGAAGGTTCACGGTATACGTTACTTCAACGGAGAGAAGATGTGGGCACTTAGCAATGTTTTTCCGAACAACAGGTACGATACCGGCGCATGGCTGTATGAGGAGGTGATTAACAAGGGTCTTAAATGGCTTTCTGTTGACATCTGGCAGTACATAATCCATCTGGGGCATGGCAGTTGGAGAGGGAAAAACGCAGAGAAATGGTTAAATGAACATAAGGATTTATACGTTTAGATATGGGAAAGGAATCTAAGATTGAACAGCCGTCCTTGGAGGCTCAGAGGCGGTATGCCAGCATCAGGGACAATGATGCTACGATTGTTAGCGTGCTCGGCACGAAAAAGAAGTACAAAATTAGATGGCTGAAGAACGGTCAGATAGACAAGCTGTCCCGTCTTCTGATCCGCAAGGGTACAACCGACGACAAGGATGGGACCAGGGATGACGTTCTTAACTCCTTGCTTGACGACACCAAGCTGGCTTGTAAGGCTGCAGTCGTCTATATCCTTGACGGCTACTGGAAGCTAAAGTTCCGTTATTGGTATATGTGGCGTTGGTTCTACTATATCCGTCAGTACGATCATGTCCAGTTGCAGGAGATACTTGACGAAGGTAAAAAAAAAGTTCCGCTGCCTCAGTTCTTACTAGTTACCATGTCACTGACCGCGGCAAAGGCTACGCTGATGAATCTGAGGACGGAAGAAGCAGAGCGTATCCTTCAAGAACTCGCTACGGAGCAGCAGCGGGAGACGGAAAAGCAAGGCAATGGCTCATGATGCCGCGTGATTTCCTGTTTGGACTGGTGCGTGTTCCGATGTGGGACTACTACTGGGGCCTCACAGCCGCACAGGTCGAGCTACTGACGATAGACCAGCCAATTGTTGTCTACAAGGCAGACAAGACAAAGGACAAACCTTGGAAAGACGGATATGTAGACAGCGAGTACGCCAACAGGCAGTACCAGAAGTGGCTTGAGAAGAAACGCCAGAGGGAAAAGGCCGGTAATGATTTCAATATCAATGATGCTATAGCGAACGCGAAGAGGCTCGATATGAACGCTTTTCTCAATACAGGAGAGAAGAAAGAGCTATAGAAACGGTTAGCGGGGAATAAAAGCCCCCCGACTTTCATCAAAATAAGACGCTTCACTTTCTTACAATGAATCCCACAGGGCAGGTCGAGGGGCAATACCCTTTTAGCTGTCTTGTGGGATTATTTTTTCCATGTAAGAATAGTGAAGCGGTTGCAAAGATAAGAATTATTATGAAACTGACAAATTTTTGCGGGATGAAAGTATACGAAATGTTGAAATTGGGTGCCGAAACGTTAAAAACAATGTCACGAAATGGCATCTTCCTGAATGATTACCTGTATGTGGATGCATATGAGAAGTTCTGTCATATGCGTAGTATCGGCATAAAATACGATTGTGCCATAATGGAGATATCCGATGAGATGAAGATTGCCAAGCGCACTCTCCAGCGTGCGTTCAAAAGGCTTTCTGCAGAGTGTTAAACGGTGTCATCCTGTGTCACATGAAAGCGCGTTCAAATGCTTTACATGTGTTCTGTTTCTTTATATCTTTGCCCTTGTCAAAGGCCAATGACAAAGGTAACTATAGTATTCACAACTCAAACACAGAAAACATTATGGCAGAGATTTATCAACTTCCAGATGCTACGGGTAATATGGGCGGAATCCCGTTCTCCATACCCATCGGTGGTAATGGCGGCGGTCTGTTCGGGAATGGCAACAACACCATCGGAGAACTTATCGGCCTTGCGATCGTAGCGTCTATCTTCGGATGGAACAACGGAAACGGTTTCGGCTTCGGCGGTGGAAACGCTGGCGGCGCAGGTTTCATCAGCAACCAGATCAGTAACGACTCAGGCCGTGAGCTGATCATGAACGCCATCACATCACAGGGAGAAGCACAGCGCACGGCAGTGTCGACGCTCGCATCGACCATCGGTCAGGACTTCAACCTCGTGAACGGAGCGATTATGAATATCCAGAACGCCCTGAACCAGGTAGCTAATGCACAGGGCATCAACGCCCTTCAGGTCATCAACGCCATCCAGAGCGGAAACGCAAGCATGGCCGCACAGTTCCAACAGTGCTGCTGTGAGAACCGCCTTGCTACCTGTCAGCAGACCAACGCCCTCCAGCAGAGCATTAACGGCGTGGGTAACGCAGTAGAGCGCAAGGCGGCTTCAGACCAGCTTGCCATGTGTCAGCAGACATACGCGCTTACCGACACGATGAACCGCAACTATCTTGCTCTCGACAACAAGATCGACGCGCTGGAGTCAAGCCGCAAGGACCGTGAGATCACCGCCCTGACAGCAGAGGTGGCCACCCTGAAGTCCCAGAACTTCACTACAGGAGTCGTCCAGCAGGCCGTATCGCCCATCCTCGGTCAGATCGCAGGTCTGGCAAAGGAGGTGGACGACATCAAGTGCAAAATGCCACAAACAGTCCCAGTTACCTATCCGAACCTTTCTGTAATCAACAACACACCGTACAATGGGTATGTCTACGGAGGTGGTGGAAGTTACTGGGGTTAAATAGCCGAATGGTTAGGCGTTCTTTGACTTACTGACAAGAGATTTGTAATCGGATAGGTACATCCATTTGAATCCTCTATGCGATTTTGTTCTACCTGAGCACGCAAGATATACTTGATTCCATACAAAGCCATCTTGTTCTGTCTCTATTAGGGATTTGTATTGTTTTACTATACAATTATCTTTTAGACAGACAACAGGTTTACAATGACTCGAATGGTCTCTTTTTATTTCTAACTGTTTTATGTAAGCAAGAGTTAGAGGATTTTTCATATTTTCAGATAAAGTACACCATCTTAGGTTTGATACCCTGTTGTTTGTACGAACTCTGTCTATATGGTCTAATGATGGTTTATTCTCGGTATTTGGTATAAAAGTCTTCCCTATCAGTCTGTGTACTGCAAAGGTACGTCTCTTACCTTCTATTGATATTCTGACCTCTGGGTATCCGTTGTTATTGACTGTTAGAAGTTGCAATTTAGGTCGCTTGTAGCGATATGCTCCATTCTTTGTTAATACATACCTACCAAGCGAGATAATCCTTCCTTCTGTGGAAGCCATATAAAAACCTTCCATTCCAGGAATACTTTTCCACTCTTCTCCTTCGAGCCTAACTGACTCAATAAATTCTTCGTTTGTCATTGTCAACTTTGTTTAATGATGTCAACGATTTGTTAAAGGGAAAGAGGCGTTGACTTACCTCTTGTCAGCAGGTCATGACTCCTGCCTATTCCCGCTACAAAGGTACGAATAATAATTAAAAGTACAAAACATTATGGCAACATTTCCATATCAATATGTCAATATCAACGGTATTCCGACGATAAAGACACAGAGTGTGGCGGTTTCTGAAACTTCGGTAGACTTTAAGTTTAACCCAGATTTTGACCGCAGACCTTTCCGTGGATTGCTCTTGGTGTATATATCTGAGGCAATACCAGAAGGCACTACTACGACACTGCCAATACGTTTTTCGATGGCAGGTGTCACAAGTAACGTCACTTCAGCAGGTGGCAATAATGTCACAGTAGCGGACTTGCCTGGTGTCGGTGTCTATCTGATATATTACGACAGACTATCTGACATTCTGCAAGTAATGAATGTTATTTGAAACAGAGAGATAATTAACAACCAAAAAGTACAGAAACAATGGATTTCAACAGTCTTGGAGCGGGTCAGCCGTTCTACGTTCTACAGAAAAGTGAGAAGCCTGCTCTGCAAGTAGGTGTGGTTAAGTCTAAAAGCGACCAGAAATCGCCCTATCAGGCTGGACAGCCGTCGATATTCAACGGCCTTACAGCCATGCAGGGACAGGGCCTTGTCGTCGACATAGTGGCAACCATCAATGGTGCTGATGTGCCGTTCAACAACCTCCCTGCCGGTTCCGAGTGGACTTCGTACAACAACGGTCAGACCATTGTCAGTTGTAGCCGTGAAGCTACTCTGCAAGCCGTTGACGGGATGATACAGTCATCAAAGAAGGCATTGGAGCAGGTCGGCTACCATAAAGCCGTCCTTACGGAAGGAGAGAAGATGCTTGAAACGCTCAATCCCAGATATAAGGAGGAGAAAGACCGTGACAGAAGTATCAAATCCCTTGAGGAAAGGCAGGATAAAACGGACAAGAAACTGGACACGATACTGGAGAAGCTCGACGAGCTGTTCACCCCGTCCAAGAAGTAGAATCCTTTAAAACATTACGACTATGCCTTTTGTTATAATCAATGACGACAAACAGAGTAAAGAGCAGATGCGCTCCAACATGAGAGAGCACATGCGCCGTAATTATCGTGGCGGTGGCAGCTATATGAGAAACGGCAGCTACCGAAGCGAGGAAGCCTACAAGGAAGGCTATGAACACGGCTGGCGTGACAGCGAAGAGGAGTTCCGACGTGAAAGAGACTCCCTTGGACGCTTCATCTAATATGAGAGGGGTCGGGATATGCGGATATTATCCCGATTCCCTTATAAGTTTATAATACTTCCCAATTCTTTGAAATTTGGAAAGAAACAAAAAAAACAGAAAGAGGAAAAATGAAACAGTATATTTCAGAAGACCGGGCCATATATGAGGATATGTATCAAGGCCAGTTCAGTAAGAGGCTCGCAGAGTGGGCTATCGGGAGAATGAGAGTGAAAGACCCTGCAACGGATTCGACGAAGAAGCTCATACCGATGTCGTCCGACGACGTGCAGGATACGCTTAGGGCGAACGGCATAAAGATGTCGGACGAGTATGTATATACAGCATGGTACCTGTTCAACATGGCTAGGGCCGACTATCCGAAATCTCTCTCAACGGATGCACAGAGATCTGCCTTCGTAGAGGAGACGATATGCGATCCTGACGGATGCCCTGCAAACGTCCTTGACTGCTTCGTCGCAAAGATGCGCAATGCAGGAGTTCCAATCTATTGGGATAGATTCGTGTAGCCTATGCAGACGAAGTACATAGACATAGACGGAGCCTGGGGAATAGTCCTGTGCTATGACCTGAAAAGGCTTGACGAGTATGAGATGCGTCAGAACATGATGGCCTTCGGTATGAGAGGAGAGAATATCGAAAAGGCCGTTGACGTCCTGCTGTTCCATACCAACACGGGAATGTGCGTCAGCCGTGACGATATACGCATGAGCCTTGTGTTCATCGGTAACGCCACAGGAAAAGACCAGTGGTGGGACACGGCTGCACACGAGACCCTGTATCATGCCATACACGCCATCCATGAATACTACGATATTCCTTTCGGAAGCGAGGACGGCGCGTGGCTGACCGGATATGTTATGAGGAAAGCCGTTCAACTTCTTGGAGAGCCATGCCTATGAAAACGAATCTTCGCCCGGACAAGAACGGGGTAAACTTGCTCATCATGAGAGACGTCACCGTCATCGACCTTGACGAAGTGGACTCATGGCTCTTCGCCATTGACATGCTTCCGAAGGAACGGAACGATGCTTGCAGGCAGATACTCTCATACGGATGGTACTCGGTCTGTAATATAGAGCACAAGGTCGAGGTGGACGTAAAGGCAAAATAAAGGCTGCACGCGATGTCAGCCTTTATTTTGTTTATTCATTTGCTGTCTTTGACATAAGCAGGCAATCCGTGACCTTGTAAAAGAGCATGTGCTGAGTTGTCTCAACGCGTAGCCTTTTATCGTCATAAGGTGAAAAAGTTAGTACATATCCGTCTATTAACATTGTATTACCACTCTTATATGTGCATTTCGCAGTGCCGTTGCTGTATGTATATGTTCCTGAGATAGAAGTATTGTCAAAAACGCAAACAAATGTACCGTCTTTCTTAAAAGTCACACTTAACGGTGACTGCAGCGTATCCTCCTCTTCTCCTACGATTCTTTCTTTTGCCGTCCATATTCCGTACAACTGATTGATATCGTTGAAGTCTGTCATTATAGGATTGATGGTGTTGCCGTGACCTCCGCCACCACCCTCTTCCGTCTCAGTGCCAGGCTGTGTGCCACCGAGATCCGGCTCGTCTTTAGAGCATGAGTATACTGATACAGTCATCAGCGCAAGCGCAAGGTATAAGAACATCCTTTTCATGTCTGTAAATGTTAAATGTTTATGCAAAATTAGCGAATAAAACGGCTCGTTGTTATAATCTAAAATACGATTTAAGGAATTTTAAGTTTTGTATTAGTATAATTGAGTGCTTATGAAAACGTATATGACACAAATGGAGAATGAAGTCAACAGGCTGTCGATCATCGGGGCTTCTGTTTTGCATCTCGATGATATTGACGCATGGATGTTTGCTATAGGTATGGATCCTTCTGAGCGTCACGATGCCTGTATGCAGTTGTTGGCAGAAGGAGGTTTCTCTATATGCAATATTGAATCAAGGTTTGAGCTTTTTTGCTGCACGTGACCGCCCTTTTGTTAGGATTATCAAGTCGTTATGTCCTTTTTTTTGTTCGATTTCTATCATATTGTTGCATATTTATATGATATTGTAAAAAAAAATCTTATCTTTGTGGCATAAAATCTATAAGCCTCACAGGAGTTCCCTGTTTCTTGGCTGTAAGTTCTGCTGCCAATAGGCTATTACTCATTTGTAATAACAAAACAGTGGAAATATATGGCAAATAATTTGATGTTCCAAATTGGAATAGAGCGTGCCAATCAAGAGTACGAAAGAATCAGGAAAGAGATAGAGCGTCTTGCGGAGTTAGGAGACAAAGGTATCAACATCAAGGTAAAACTTGAGGAAGTTGGAAATCTGCAGTCTTTCATAAATGATCTTGAATCTCTGGGTGATGCGAAAAGCATCCATAAGCTAAGTCAGAACACTGCCAATCTAAAAACGCAGCTAGACGAGATAAGTAAAAGCGCGAAACAGGCAGGTGACAGCCAGGAGGAATCGACAGATAAAGCCATGAGGACTGCCGCCAAATATCGACAGCTTTTGTTTGAAATAGAAAACCAACAGGCTAAACTTGGAAAAGTAATGCTTGTCGGAGACAATTTCGGCATGTCTTCAACTATTCTTAATCAATCTTTCAATGCCTTTGAAAGGCTTCGTAAGGAGGTCGCAAAGACAATTGACAGTGACAGCATGACCGGAGGCGACCTGCAAAAACTGACGGCGAATTTCGGCATGCTCAAATCAGCCTATAAAGATGTCATATCCGAGGCGGAGAAGTATAACAAGACACAAGAGCAGGCAGTAAAAGCGGAGGAACGTGCGGTAGAGGCTCGTCTCCGAGCAGAGGAGCGTGCAGGAGCTTCGCGCGTAAGGGCCAGAGAAAGAGAGGAGAGAGAATATCAGCAAGTTTGGGAACGAGGCATTAAAGAGAGAGAAAAGGCCGCACAGCAGGCAGCGAGAGCAGAGGAAAAGGCCGCACAGCAGGCAGCAAAGTCCCAGGCTGCGGAATATAACGCCTTACAGAAGAACGCGGCTACCGCTAGAAGGGAAGCGGAATCTATCGCAAGCGCAAGACAGAAAATGCTGCAAAGTCAGGCGGCAAGCCTGAGTAAGCTGATGTCTGGAGGCCGTGATAAGCTCGACACGTATCAATATGACCAGTTGCGAAATGCCTTGAAAGCCATACGTGAGGAATTGCGTAACATTGAGACGATAAAGCAACGTGGAGGCTTGTCCACTGGCACGCTTCTTTCGTTGGGTGGCGGGACTAACGATTTCTCTAGATTGATTTCCTATTATCAGCGCTTTATAGGGACAAAACAGACGGCTTCTACATCGAACACGCGTCTCACGGAGTCTGAGTTACGTCTGGCGAATGCCATAAAGCATAGTACGGATTCCATGAGAGGACAGAACCAGGTTCTCTCTGATTTGAAGTCAATGGCTTTGCAATACCTTGGCGTCTGGGGCGCCCAGAACTTCATACAAAATATTATCCAGATCGGTGGACAACTTGAGATGCAGCGTCTTTCGATTGGTGCCATCCTCGGAGATATGGCTAAGGCTACTGAGCTTTTCGACAAGATAAAGCTGCTAGCGCTTAAATCTCCATTCGGCGTCGTTGAACTAGACCAGATGACCAAGCAGTTGTCTGCATATGGCTTTGAGTATAAGGAGCTATACGACATGACAAGACGACTGGCCGACATATCTGCTGCGACCGGTACTGGAGTTGACAGACTCGCCCTTGCATTAGGACATGTAAGAAGCGAGGCTGCTCTTAGCGGTTACACTCTGCGACAGTTCTCAATGGCAAACATCCCACTTGCAAAGAAATTGAGCGATCACCTTTCCGAGGTCGAGGGGCGTTTCGTTTCAATCGCAGAGGTAAGGAAACGCGTGAGAGTGAAAGATATCAGCTATGAGGATGTATTAAAAGTTCTCAAGGATCTGACTGATGAGGGAGGAATGTTCTATAACGCTCAGGAAAAAATGGCAGAGAGCGTAAAGGCGAAATTCAAGAACCTCAAGGACTCAATGGATATCATGTACGGAGAGATCGCGGAAAGTTCTGTAGGAGGTGGCCTGAAGAACATTGCAACGTTGCTCACTCAGTTAACACGTCATTGGCAGGAACTCGCTGCTGTATTGCTTACTGGTGCCGGCTATTGGAGCTTTAACAAAATTGCTATGACGGCCAATAACAAAGCAATACTCCAAGGAAACCTAGCGCTTGGACGTTTTTCTGCGGCACAACTCGAAGCAGCCGCTATCACAAAGAATTTGACGAGGGAGCAGCTTTTACAGGCGGTCGCGACAAAACGATTGTCCGTTGCTGATGCTGAAGCCGCAGGTGCAGTATTCCTTCTGTCAAAGGCTCAACTTCAACACGTCGCAAATACAGGTAAAGTATCTGCGGCAATGAACATGGCGACGGTTGCTACAAGCAAGTACACTGTTAGTCAGCTAAGAATGATTGCCACATGGAGAAGTATGAACCTTGGATGGATGGCACAAGGATGGCTGAGTATAAAGAATGGTGCTACTGCTGCTGCGACTGCTGTCGGCGGCTTGCTTCGTGCGTTCTGGCCGATGCTCGCTCTGTCTGCTGTTGCCGAGGTTTTCTTTAGCCTTAGAAGAGAGTCTGAGCAGTTTGCTGAGTCTGCAAATTATGTCGGTCAGTCAGCCCGTCAGATGATGACAGACATAAACAACGCAATCAAAAAAGTAGAAAAGAACGGAAAGCCGATAGATGTCGATTCTCTTCGAGAGGCGGTCAGGACCATGCGGGAAGTTCTTGACGAGAACGACCTATATACAGAAGAGCAAAAGAAACAGGTCGACAACGCGAAGACCATCAGCCAGAAATATGACGTACTCCTAAAGCAGATGAAGGATATGAGGGAGGAGGCCCAATGGTTGTCAAATAGCGAAGACCTGTTTAAGAAAGTGCTCAAGAACACCGGCAAGAGCATTGTGCGAACCGAGACGCCGGAATTCGGAGAAACAACATCATTTGGCCTGCCATTCTTCAATAAGAGCCTCACACAGAACATTGAGCAGGTGAATAAGTCAAATTCTGAGCTAAACACTGCGATCTCGTTGCTTGCCGAGTATCAGGATGTCATGCAGACAGCAATTGAAGAGAATAACGGCTTTGGTCTTAGCCTTAAAGGTAAGAGTTGGCAGGAGCAGGTTCGCTTGATTGCTGAAAGTGGGCATTGGGACGAGTTTGTCGCCTCGGTAGATAATGCCGGTTCCCGTTTTGAGAAAATGACGAAGAGGGTCAAGAAGGCGGCAGAGAAGGTGCGTGACGACTGGGGAAACATTGTAACAGACGACTTCGAGGCCATTAAGCTGACTCTCATGCAGCAGTTTAACATGACCGAGGAGGAATTGAGTGAATGGGCAAAGAATAATGAGCGTACTTACAGGTGGTTTATTGACGGTCTTATTAAAGCTGTTCAAAAACTTGGTGTCGCAGAAGTTGTCATTGACAAACTGAAGGAAAAGCTCCTTGGACTGTTTAGTCTTGGCGGAGGGAAGAAGCCGGGGCAGAAAAATCCAACACCTTACGACCTGCAGACAGACTTAGGAAAGCGCATCCTTGGAAATGTTATAAGGTACAACAAGAATAACGGCAAGGGTGGAAATGGCGTTCTTTCTGTAAAGGAAGTCAATCAGCTAACAGGAACCGGAGATCAGGAGAAAACAGAGTCAGAGGTCCTAAAGACTATAAAGGATAACGCCCAAAAAGACTATCAGGATATGGTCGATATAGAGAAGATATGGGGTAAGACATCCGACAAATATATAAAAGCAAAGAAGAAATACGAAAAATCATACAATATTGCCAGAGCGAACAACATATCTGCCGAGGACATTAAAGGAGGTTCCAGGAAAGGCGGCGGCAAGAAGGTGACAGATGACGAGACGAAGGAGATACGTGAACAGGTAAGACTTATGAAGGAGGCTGCAGACTCGTATCAATACTGGAGGAATAAAGTCGGAGAGGGTAGTGCTTTCGAACACGTCGCAGCCGAGTTCGGGAATTTACTAAAGCAGTACAAGTTAGATTCAACAAACGTCAACGAGTTGAGGTCTAATCTTGAGAAACTACGTAATGAGGTTAGCGCACGTCCTGTCGGAAAAGCAAGAACCGAGGCGTTGAAGGAGATAGACAAAGAGCTTGCTCAGATAGACCGCAAGGACTTTGAGAAGGATACGGAGCGCTTTGTATCGTCGATGACGAGGGAGATTGAAGAGCTTACCCGTAAGTGGGATATCTTTAATACTGTGGTCTCAGATACTGGAGACAGGATGTTGGCAGCACGTCTGTCAGGAGTTTCGCCTGGAGCGACGCCGGCAGACCTGAAACGCGAGAATGTGGCATCATTTGCTGGAGCACGGATAGACTTCTCTGCCGTGCTTGGCATGAGTGACGAGGAAATTGACGAGTATGTTTATTCCCTTGGCATAGCAGAGAGGAAGATAAAGGCGGTGCAGAACGGTCTAAAAGACTGGAAGAAGGCGCAGCAGGACGTGATACACGGAGATATACAGAGTTATGCGAAGTGGCTTGGCTCTCTGGTTGATCTGGAATCTATCCGCATGCGTAACCAGACAGAATATAACCTGATACTTGAGGAGACAAACCGACTGCTTGCGCAAGGTCTGATAACCTCAGAGGAGGCGGAAAGAAGAAGAATGAGCGCTTCTACAGAGAGAGATTCGAAGAACTTCGAGGCAACGGCCATGTACCACCAGTTATATAACAACGCAAGTGTAATGGCTGAGGGAGAATTCTATGATGCATATAACAAGGAGAACGCGCGTTTGTTTGATATGTTTAAGCAGGGGAAGATCTCTGTCGGAGAGTATGCGGACAAGGTTCAAAAGCTGAACAAGGTCGCTTCTGAGTTCGAGACAAGAGGTTTTCTTGGCATACAAGGAGGCGCCGGTGCGTATCTTAATGGAGGATATCAGGGGTTGATAGGCTACCACTGGAACAAGGCGAGCAAACTGAGAAGCGAGGGTAAAGTGTCCGAGGCAAAGGAAGAGGAGAACAAGGCCAAGTCTATGGAGAAGCAGATGAGGGCAGCGGATCAACTGGTCAAAGCCTTTGACGATCTGTCCAAGGGGGCTAACCTTATTGCGGACATGTTTGACGCGTTGGGCATGGAAGGTGCATCAAACGCCTTTGGCCATGCGGCTGGAGTACTAGGGAACATGGCCAGCGGCGCTTCGTCGTTGTCTGCTTTTGGCCCGTACGGAATGGCTGTCGGCGCTGCAATCGGAGGTATCACGAGCATAGCGCAGTTGCATGACAAGAAGCGTGAGCGGCAGATAGAGGATCTTCGCCGCGACGTACAGAAGATCGACAACACCCTCAATCTTATACGCTCTTTGCGTGAGCGCACGTTAGGGTACGACAAAGGGAACCTGAGAAGACAGCTTGCAGCCCAATACACAGGGAACAGCGACACAGACAAGGCGATGTATGAGTACTATTCGCGTGGCGGTCTTAACGGCAACGGGTACCGACAGGAACTCACGGCACTACAGAAACAGCGCGAGGACTACCAGAAGATGTACGATGCGGAGAACGGCAAGAAGAAAAAGTCTAAGGAGGCGCTTGAGGAATACAAATCCAAGATGGCAGAGTTGGATATTACCATACAGAACTTTGCCAAGGACCTTGCGGACGAGTTGTTCGGTATTGATCTGAAGGGGTGGGCCGACCAGATAGGTGACGCCCTCATGAACGCGTTCGAGAACGGTGAGGATGCTGCAGAGGCTTTCAAGGATACCGTACAGGATATCATGGGCCAGGTCGTTAGCAGGATGATGTCACTTGGTATCATACAGCCGATGATGGAGCGCCTGCAGACGAAGTTGTTTGGGAAGAACGGCACAGGAGGCTCGTTTGACGCGACGAACCCGGAGGGCACTATCGACGCGGCAATGCGTGATGTTGCGGATTTCTTTGGTGACGGCGGAGACGGCCAGAAGATGATTGAGGCGGCAGAGACTTTCTACGAGAACTGGCAGAGTTTTCTAAAGAGCAGGGGACTCTCGTTGGAGTCAAGTGAGAAGCAGACGGGCGCAAGCGCCACTATCAAGTCAATTACCGAGCAGACTGCAGACCTCCTTGCCTCGTACCTGAATGCGATCAGGCTTGACGTAAGCGTTGACAGGGCTTTGCTGGCGCAGTACATCCCTATGTTCTATACATCCATGACTAGCGCAAGCGAGAGTCTGAAGAACATTGAACAACACACAGCGGCCATCATGAATAGTAACGAGAAAATCGCAGAACGGATAGAGTCGCTTGACAGCAACTTCCGTGGGCTAAGAAGCAGGACGTGGCGACTGCCGGTAGAATAAAATAACGGCTATTCTCTCGAACCGCCGTTACAACTAGATATGCATGATAGAAAATAAAAACAATTAGATCATTTCAGATAATCAAACTCTTCTTTGATTGTTATGTTCTGGTCTGATATGACGACACTTTCGGGTGAGTGCGTTATAACGGCCACGTGGCTGTCGTCGTACTGCTGTATCTCCACTTGTGCCGTCCCAAGCATATGGACGATCAGTGTCGAGTGGTCTCTAGACACAATCTTTGCAGTTGAGTTGTCTGTAATATATATAGTGGATACTTTGTATCCGTTTGAGCGTATTGTGGACCTGCTGTCTCCCATGAGTATAGCGTACTTAGGGTAGAGTAGGGAGTAGCAGTCGTCTACCAGGATGGCATTTCTTCTTAGGAAATCCTTCCCGAAATTCTCTTTAAGGAACTCGTTGCTGACAAAACGTTCTTTAAGAAAAAAGTCAATACCAAGGAAGAAGCGTCTGACCATCTGCTCCAGATCCCAGTCTTCTTTCCAATCTTCTTGCCACTGGTCGCATAAACCTTTGTTGATGGCAAGTCTCTTTAGTTCCTTATTTAACTCACTTTTATTCATATCGGTGCAAAGATAAATAAATTATTTCTTACAAACAAGTGTTTTTTGTAAAATTATTTTGTTTGAAATCATTTTTCACGTATCTTTGTAAAAAATTTTTACGATGGCTACATACAAAAAGTTTCTAATACGTCAACAGACGTACAACGGTACTACATATACGAATATAGGTACTGTTGTTGACACTCAGGAGTCTTTCAGTGTGGTATGCCAGGAATGCCCGTTCAAGAAACTACCAAAAAGCAAAGAACTTGCCACCCGCAACTGGCATGACGAAAACGGAGACGACGTTTATTTTCCAACTGACGGACTTAAATTTGAAGCATACGACATGGATGTTACTTTCCTGTATGTCGGGACAGAATCTTCTATGTCAAGTAACCTTTGCGGCTTTATTGATTTCCTGTATGGAAGGAATAATGGCGGTTCACCTTGTCTAGCGATATATGACGAGTACACGAAGACAGGAAGACAGGGCGTGTACGTGAAGGAGGTCGATAACACCATGCTTTACTATAACGACATCAGCGCGGGCGTGATAGCGGCTTTCAAAGTGAAGTTCTCCGTCTCGGACCCTGTTACGGATATAACTCTTTCATCATCATCTGACTGACTATGGCACAATGGAATATATATGACAGGAACGGTGCAGCAAAAGCGATCACGAAGGAACTTGAGTTGCATGACGAATGGATGGCGGAGTGTTTTATCACTGTCAGCGTGAAAAGCCATGAACCGATAGAGTTCGGGGTCGGCGATTATATAGACTATCGTGGTGAGCGCTATACCATACAGTATGACCCGACGGAACTGAAAAAGGCGAGTTCCGGATCTTACGGAGAAGGCTTCGTATATGACAATATACGCTTTATGTCTGCGCAGGATGAGATTGTTCGTTGTGACTTTAACGACATTGTGCTCAATGATAACGACGTACACTACACATCACTCCCAACATTCCCGTTCTATTGCGAGACCGTAGACGATCTTCTAGACAGAGTACAGGCGAACCTAGAGGAACTGTATCCAGGAATGTGGACCATAATATGTCTCGACTACACAAGAACCGCACAGCGAGGTCTTGCGGTCGGGAGAACACAGGAGTTTATTAATGCATATAACAGGTACATAGGCCAGGGAACGTACTCATACGAGAAGACCGGTGTCGCAGAGACAGCCGACAATATCAATTGCTGGGACGCGCTGAAGAAAGTCCACGATGATTTCGCACTCAATTTCATTATAAGGGGCCGTGTCGTCATTGTAGGTTCTGCAGGAGCCTATGCAGCCACCAACTTCAGATACGGCAAGGGCAATGGGTTGTATGAGATAGAACGTATCGGAGATAGCAGTCAGCAGATCATAACACGTCTTCGTGCATACGGAAGCGAGACGAACCTTCCAAGCCGTTACTATGCAAATCTGAACATGCACGTCTATGGATACGCTACGGAAACAAGCTCTACCGGATTAGTCGACATTGATGTAGATTTCCGAAAGGATTATTTTACTAACGAGTTCTCTTCCGGTGAGACGCACGTGGTTGCGAAGATTGGCAACACGACATATTCCGGTGCGCTTGCTTTTATAGATGGGCTTACAGGAAAGATAAGGCTGAATCTCAGTGCCGAGGTGTCCGTATCTTCCGGTACGAAGATATATCTTACGTCCGGTGTAAACAAAGACAAGTGGCCTGACAACAGGCGTGAGTATGACACGACGAACCTTCCTGATAATATGGCGGTGTCACGCCTTATGCTCCCAGGTTTCCCGAACCAGTCTCTCCACGATTGGGTTGAGGCGCACAGAAGCCTAAGCGGGTACGAATGGCTGCAGGATGCCGTCGATTCAGGCTACACGTTCTCAACGGATAAGTATAGGCCGTACATTGACTCTCCGAACATTTCCGTATACGGCACACGCCCTGCATCCATATACTTCGACGGCAGTAACGACACAGAGGATATACACCCTACCATAGAGGGAACGGGTGTCGATGTCGTCTATTCTGCAGAACATATAACGGATAACGGCATATACGATAGCGGCGAGGTTCCGAACTTCTCTATTGTCTTGCCGAACCTTGGCTTTGATCTTTCCGAGGTGTGGGTAGAGGGTGCTAGTATTGATATGAAGGACGGAATGTGCGGCGCACGCAGCTTTGAGATTGCGGCAAGACCTACTCAGAACGAGAGTAACCGATGGGTCTGCCGCGTAAAACGGTCACACGACGACACTCTCGATCTGTGGTTCCCGTACAACGACTTCAATATCGCTGATGGGGATCACTACGTCCTTACTGGTATTTACATGCCTGCTGCATACGTTGACATTAACGCTGTCAGACTGCTGAAGGCTTCAATAGAGGCTTTGTCGAAGAATCACGCTCCCCGGTTCACATTCCAACCGAGGATAGACGAGATATTCATGGCTCGACAGCATGACACGGCTTCGGCAAGTGGCGGATCAATTGCCTCGCTTCATGATACATTAAAGGCTGGAGACATCTTCCCGTTCTCTGATACAGACATGGGGATCGACGAGGCCATCATTATTGATATCCTTACAATTAAGGAAAACGGAAACAAAGGTATTCCGACATACGACGTGACGCTCCGTGATGAGAAACAGGTAACAACGATACAGAAGATACAGAACAAGATCGCTTCCGTTGTCGGTGGCGACGGGTACGGGCTTACGAGGGCGCAGATAAACTCAATGATTGAGCTTTACGGCTCTGAGCATTTCATTTCCAAGTTGCATGACGACTTCGCAGAGGGCTTTATTGAGTTTCTTAAAGGCTTCCAGGTCGGAGGAAGGTTCACGACAGGTCTCTTAGGTGAGGGCGGTGTGTTCCGCAAGGATGCCGACGGCACGACATACATTGAGGCCGACAAGCTGTATATCAGGCTTAAAGCCATCTTCGACACGATAGAGGTGCGTGAGTATATTCATTCCGGCGGTAACAGGGTGGCTTCTCCTGCCGACTGTAGAGTAATCCGTGTCGAATGGATAGACTCAAACGGCAACGTTCTTGAACAGACGGACGCAAATCTCTCGAATGCAGTCAAGTTCCGCTGTTATTTCCGTGGAAGCGACGGGGAGAGGACGATAACCAACGACTTCGTGGTCGGTGATCAGGCATACTGTCATATCACGAACATGGTATCAAGTGACAGCCTGTATCAGCATCACTACTGGCGGTTGATAATCGGTAAGGATGCAGAGGTGAATGAGAACGGAGAGCATTACATCGACCTCTCGAACGCAAACAGCAACACCATCAGCGGAGTGTCCTACGCAGGTTATCAGACAGGAAGTGACGTACCTGTCCCGCAGGACAGCATCGTGCAGCTTGGTAACGTGAACGACAATACCCGTCGTGGTGCCATCGTGGAGTTCGTGTCAGGTGCGGACTCACCAAGCTATCAGATATTCCAGAACCTCGGTAAGCCTGTAGGTACGTCCATCGCGCAGAAGCGCAACTCGCAGTACTCGTTCACCGACAAGAACTTCATCGGCATCGGCTATTCGACACAGACAGGCCGTGCCTACATGAACGTGTTCGGTGACGCATACATCGGCGATCCTAACGGCTCTACATATATTGAGTACAAGCAGGTCGGGCAAGGCGGTGTGCCTGAGCTTAATATCAAGGCGAATGTGACGTTCACCTCGCCTGAGACGCACCAGGACACAACCCTTGAGGACTTCGCCAGTGCCGTTGTCGGTGATCTTGAGTCCTTGCAGGAACAGATAGACGGCTCCATCGAGTCGTGGTTCTACGACCATGTGCCGACGCTTCAGAACACTCCCGCTTCTGAATGGACTACTACCGATGACAAGCTGAGACACCTCGGAGACTTGTTCTACAACACGACCACTGGATACGGATACCGCTTTGCCAACACTGGCACTCAGGCCAATCCTGTGTTCGAGTGGCTGCGCATAACTGATACAGACGTGGTGAAGGCTCTCGCTGATGCGGCAAAGGCACAGGACACGGCAGACCACAAGCGTCGTGTGTTCGTCGTACAGCCTACACCTCCTTATGATGCAGGAGACCTGTGGGTGAACGCCACCTATCCGTCAGGGAATACAGAGACCGACGAATCACAGCATAAGTACTATAACGATGTACTCAGATGTGGTACGTCTAAAGACGATAGCGGGTCGTTCGCTATCGCAGATTGGTCCCTTGCGTCGAAATACACAGACGACAGCGCTTTAGAGAACTTCCTACTTAACACCTATGCCCCTGACAAGCTCGACCTTCAGCAACAGATTGATGGTAAGGCAGAGACGTGGCATCAGTCGACAAACCCGGCTGCAGCATGGACCACGACGGACGAAAAAGCGGCCCATGTCGGAGACCTGTGGTACTGTACGGTAGACATCAGCGGTACGGACTTCAAGAAAGACACGACGTGGTACTATGCAGACAAGGGAGCGAATGCCAATCCGAGATATGTATGGGAGAAGCAGGATGTACCTGAAGAGGTCTTCGACAAGATTGACGGCAAATCAAGCATCTATACGAATGCAGTTTCCTCGCCGCCTGCCGACTATAAGAAGAACGATCTCTGGATTCTGCCTGCAGACGCGACAATCAACAACATAAGCTATAAGCAGGGTGACGTTCTCACGACGTCAAGCGACTCTGCCACCTACAATCCGTCTCACTGGTCGAAGAAAGTAAGATATACCGATGACACGGAGGTCCTGAGGATTATCAACAGTTACGGCAGCATCCTCGGTGTTACGGCAGACTCAGATGATGTCGGTGAGGCTCTTGGCTTCCTTCGTGAAGTCCTTGGCGGTAAGACAAGTGTCGACGGAGGTCTTATTCTGTCAGAGATGATTGCATTAAAGGACGGCAATCAGGTGATGAGCGGCATGAATGGTAAGGTAAGAGCATCGTTAGGGCTTCTTACACCTGCCGCATGGTACGGAGGCGAGATGGTTGACAAGGAAACACTAACAGACGCTCAGATCGCTCAGGGATGGAATACACGTCACTGGGCGAGAGCTTTATTTCGCTTTGATGGCTCAGGTTATGTTGCTGACGGTGGAATTTCATGGGATAAAAACGGTCTCACGAAAGCTGTACTGTCATCCATAGATACAGATACTATCTTTATTGGTGGATCTGCTGGAGCCACACAGAACTGGGTATCGCAGAACTTCATAAGCGTATCGTTCTTCAATCGTCTTTTCCAGGCGTACAATGGGAATGCGGTAGTGAACGCCAACGATACGACAAGTACCATCGACAGCATCAAGGCGATGTTCGGATTCTGTACGGAGCAATACCTGTCATGTTTGGGCCACGGCAGTGGCGGAGGTGGCGGAAGCGTAACGGCCTTGTCAGACCTCGTTGACGTGCTGCTCACAAGTCCCACCAACGGTCAGGCACTTGTCTATAATGGCACTAAGTGGGTGAACCAGACTATCAGTGGCGGTGGTGTTGACATGGCGGCTGTATGGTCGGCACTCAACGATGCAACGAGTGAGCAGATTAACGCAAGCCATCTTACCAACGCGCTGAGCGGCTATGCCACATCATCCGACCTTACGGGTTATCTGCCGTTGAGTGCGGGCAGCAGCAAACCGCTTACAGGTAGTCTGTACTTTAGCGGAAACTCAGGCATCAACTGGGGCACATCAACAGGTATGCTCGCTTGCGCACCGTCATCTGGTTGGACTGGAATCAGTTCGACGCAGTGGGGTGTAGGAACAACCTCTTATCAGGGAGTAATCCGCACGAACAACAATGACATATTGCATTACAAGTCAGGAACGACTTACAAGGTGTGGGACGAGAGCAATCTCGACATCAGCGGCTATCTTCCGCTTTCGGCAGGCTCGACAAAGGCACTCACGGGACAACTCTATTGGGACAGGAGCGATACCACATACCGTATTGTCGCTTATGATACAAACCGTGCGACACGCTATGTGATTAGCCAGGAGTATAGCGTTGACTCGACGACCAATATCATGACGGCAGACATGACGCTCAATAGCTATGCGCATATTATTACGACGTTTGTGCCAGCTAATACGGTAGGTTATCAGAGACTTACGCTTGGTAACACCAATAAGCTGAATGCCGCAAACAATATGTATGGCAGAGTAAGGATGGCAGGGCAGAGGGACCCGAACAACGCCTCTGCGTCGGTCTATTTCGGTGACATCGTGCCTGATGTACTTACAGCCACAAGGACATGGACGATGCCTGATAAGACGGGCACTGTCGCTTTAGTAGATGATGTGTCTGGTGCTTTCACTTCGCTTACCTCGACTAACGACACTAACCTCTCCGTCACCATCGGCGGCACGACGAAATCTGTCGCAGACCTTTATGCTTATCAGTCGAAGAACGTCAGACCGCGTTCTATGGCGGCAGGTGATGACTATGACACGCTTAGTAATTACACACTCACACGAGGATGCTTCGTGGCAATGAATAACAATGACCTTACAACTAACGATGTTACGCTTGACGACCTCGGAACATACGATACACTTGTCAGTTTCGGCTATAACTTGCGAACCATCCAGTTCAAGGGAAATGCGTATGGCACGATGAGACTGAAATATCGTAGAGTATATCAGCCAAGCACGGGAGTCTTCGCATTTTCTCCGTGGAAGGAGATTACCTTTGCAGACGGGAATATCGCTACGGCCACAGCCCTCGCAACGGCAAGAACGCTGTGGGGACATTCGTTTGACGGAACAGACGACGTTAGCGGAAATATGACTGATGTCGGCACTATCACGGGTAACGGTAACATCACCGTCACCAAGACGACTACCGCTGATACGATAATCTCTGTTACCAATAGCAACGGTACTGTAAGACTATACACTTCGTCAAACAGAGGACTCTACGACGGGACATCAGGGAGCACTGGATGGATAATCGCAACCAACGGCACTAACACATGGATGAGCCGTGGCAACGTCGGTATCGGCACTACGACCCCATCCTACAAGCTGCATGTAAGCGGTGTGTCGGCGGCTCAGTCATTCCGCTCGACGGTTGAGACAGGCACAGCACCTCTTGTCGTGGCATCCTCGACGCTCGTCACCAACCTCAATGCGGACAGGCTCGACGGCTACCATGCCTCTGACTTCGCAACGGCATCCGACGTGACGACCTTACAAGGGTACTTCGATTCAAGCGGTGCAGCCTTGACAGCCGTACAGCTAAAGACGACACGTACCCTCTGGGGGCAGAACTTCAACGGCACAAGCAACGTCACTGGCGACATGACATCAGTAGGAAGCATCACCCTCACCAACAACAGCCGTATCTCCAACGCTACAGGCAGTGGCGGTTCGCTATACATAGGAAGAAGCGATGATGCAGGCTGGGTGAAGATGTCAGACATGTGCTCTCGGCAGGGCGACAGCTACTGGAAGATCAAGAGTAACGGTGATATAACAGCAGCCAATATCTATTCTAACGGCGACTTGAGTTGTCTGTCAGACGCACGGAAGAAGACGGTTATCGGACACCTTACCCTCGATGTCAGAAGGATTGCAGAGATGCCTATTGTGAGGTTCCTGTGGAAAGACCGCAGTGATAACTCACTACAGGTCGGTACTCTCGCACAGAGTTGGCTGTCTCTGTTGCCTGAGATAGTAACGCATTCCAAGGAGGATGTCTACGGAGTGAAGTATGGTGTCGGTGCTATGTGTATCGGTGTCAGCAACTCACGGGAGATTGTCAACATACTTAATGAGATTGCAGGCATACTCAACGAGGTTAAATCCCACGACAAGCGTCTCACGCTATTGGAGATGGAGAACAGAGAGTTGCGTGAAGAAATTAACAGAATTAAAGCAGCGTAGATATGGCATACACAACAGGAGGTAGAATAACAGCACCCGTCCGTCTCGTTGACGTGCAGAACGCTCTTGGCGACTCATCACAAGACGTTGACGTTATCTGTGTGTCTAACAAGATAAACAAGTGGCCGAAGTATAAGCCGTATGATGTCAATCAGAAGGAGGCAATCACGGATGCGCACAGAAGAGACGTGAACTACGGTATCGTTGATATACCTACATGGGTACGTCTCAGTTATATGGCAACGTTCCTCTTCTCGACTAACAGGGGAGGTCTTGATACGAGATACCTTCCTGAGTGTGACATAGCCAAAGGAGCGTTGTCTACCGATTACTTCAACTATCAGAAGCCGACGACGTGGTATCGACTGACTGACTTCGAGAACTACTATCCAGATGCGGAAGAGCCTATCAAGGAGATGTCGTCGAACAGCATCAAGATCAGCCCTGCGGGTAATCTGAGGATAGAGTTCGGCATGGGTGTGACAAGCGCATATACCCTCTCCCTCTCAGACCTTACATGGCCGGGGTCACAGCAGTTCCACATCGGAGATATGTACTTCGGTGTCCTCATGCGTAAGACTTCCGGAGGCGGCACATGGGCTATAATCCAGAAGACATCTGGAGAAAACGCACACTTCGTAACGATGTCTGAGGCTCAGAGCATCGGCATGTATAGGGCGGAAATGAAGCTGGATGCCACACAAGCGGACTTCGCAGGCACATGGAAGATATACCCCATCATCAGTGACGTTCCCTTCGACCCGACGACAACACTTTCGGATGAGGACGGCCACAAGTACATTGCACCGCTGCCGTTCCACAACAAGTCGATAACAATATCCATCGACTATCTCAAGGCGAACATCATCAGTGCCTACGGCTACAGGGACCTGTCTACTGTTGCGACACGTGCCAACAAGTACATCTGCATCAACATACAGGTCAAGAACAACACTTCCTATGCAGGGCGGTTCACTGTGAGGGTCAAGATATACAACAGTCAGCAGGTCGAATACCCAGCCTACAGAGCCGGCTCTGAGGTGTATGTCACAGCCGGACAGACGCAATCAGTGTTCCTCGACATCTATTGCGCACAGGACTGGGCACATTTCCAAAACGGATACTTCACGGCATCTACGGAGGTCACGGCAGGGTATGGCGAGGTGTTCACACAGACGGACGCATGGGGAATGACGAGGATACAGGAGGGTGCGCCCACACCAGAATTACGATTATTGTCTAACTTAAAAATATAGAGAGTATGAGCGATTACACAGAGAAAATGAAAAGTATCAGCTACCGTAACGTCAACAACAACACGGTAACTGAGGGTGACTATGCGGTTGACCTTGAGACGGGCAACCTTCTCAGCATCCGTGGTAATGTCAACGTCAGGGAAACCAACCCTGACAATGGAGATGTCGTCATTGGCCGTTACATCGGAGGCTTCAACGGCCATCCGGAAGGTGGCGACATGAGTTACGGATTCAGTAACATGACCCTTACGGATCTGTTGCTTGTCATGGCGGCTATCCAGGAGATTCTGCCGCACGCTGTTCAACCATCATCATCATCGGAGGACTAAACCATGAAGCAGGTGATTACTACGCAGAAGGTGTCTCAGTTCTACAAGGTGATAGGACAGGCGAACACAGGGAAGCTCAGTGACAGTGAGAAGATCGCATTCTGGAGAATATCAATGGCATTCTTCCAGATTGCAAGCAAGTATGACGAGATGGTGGCCGATGCCACGAAGAAGCTGAAACCGCAGGATGAGGACTTCGACTCCATGCTTGAGAAGGCGCAGCAGTTCGAGGACATGTTCAAGAACGGCATCACCGACGAGAAGCAGCTTCCGATAGGCATTGCCGAGGAACAGAAGTGGATGAAGGAGGTCTTTCTGCCTTATGACAAGAACGTCAAGGAGGCGATCAGGCCGTATGCCGAGAAGGAGGTTACGCTCACATTCGAGGGCATGACTGAGGAAGGCTTTGAGCATCTGCTTATCTCTAACGACTGGAACTTCATGTTCGCACAGAATCTACATGATATTATCGTTGAACCCACTAAAAAGGAGAAGAAAAATGAGAAATGAGAAAATAGTCAAACCGTTGTGCCTGCTCCTGTTCGTGGCATGGATCGTGTCTGTAGGCTGTAGCTTCGGCTACCTCGCCTACTATCATGAGTATGCAGTAGCGGCAGGCAGTATATTCGTCAGTGTGCTGTCATGGCCTATGGCGAAGAAGATTCTCAGTTATCTGAATTATTAACCGTGGAGGTGAGAAACCTCCACTTACTTAAAAGAACTAAAGGTATGATCGAACGTATTAAGGATATGATTATCGGTATATTCCTGGCGATTATCGCCTATCTGAGACCGATAGAGGGAGAACTGACGGCATTGTTCGTTATCTTCCTTATGAATTTTCTATTTGGCTACGTGAGCGGAATGGTGAAGGGCGAGGACTTCAACCTAAAGAAAGCCTTGGTGTGTATAGGCCACGCTGCGGTGTTCTTCGTCCTGTGTGCGGCTGTCTACACCATAGGCCGCATGAAAGGCCAGATGGATGGCGCAGTGCAGTGTGTGTCTTTCATCACGTATATTGTGATATACTTCTACTCACTCAACGTGCTAAAGAATTGCAAGAAGATATTCGTGGAAGGCACACCTCCTTGGATGGTCGTGTCATTCCTCTACTATGTCCTTAGATTCAAGTTCGTTGAACGCATACCTTATCTGTCCGAGTATCTCAACACATCAGAGAAGAAATAGCTATGGAGATAACTAAGCAACAACTGATACGTGCGGTGCCCGGTGTATATCAGCCGAGGCTCGACGAGGTGGTAGCCGCCATTAACATGTGGGGAACGCACTACGGCATAGACACACCTGTGAGGATGGCACACTTCCTCTCGCAGTGCTTCCATGAGACAGCGGCCTTGAAGACCGTCACTGAGAACCTGAACTACTCCCGTGAGGGCCTTCTGAAGACGTTCAAGAAGTATTTCAACGAGGGCAATGTTGACATGTATGCCCGTAATCCTGAGAAGATCGGGAACAGGGTGTATGCCAACAGAATGGGTAACGGCTCTGAAGGCAGCGGTGACGGATATAGGTACAGGGGAAGAGGACTCTTGCAACTCACAGGCAAGGAGAACTTCGCTCTCTACGGAAAGAGCGATCTGTGTACTATTGATGCAGTCGGCTCCCCGGAACTGTTGTCTGCCTATCCTGACAGCGTGAAGTCGGCCATGTGGTTCTGGCAGAGGAACGGACTGAACGGCATAGCCGACAGGGACAACGGTAAGAACTCTGACAGCATCGTCGGAGAGATCACCAGGAAGATCAACGGAGGCTACAACGGCCTTGCTCAGAGAAAGGATTACTACAGACGGTTCAGAAAGGAGTTCGTATGACACAGGATGAAGTTGACTACATGAACATGAACGGAGGCTGCGGCCAGACGATGATGTTCCTAATCATTATTGCGGCTATGATCGCAAGTGTTCTTTGATATAGTGGAGCACGGAAAAGGGAGTGCCTATACACTCCCCAAAGGTTGGCATTATGCCACATCAATCAAGAACGAGAAGACCCTCCCGTTTTTAGGATAGATGACCCGTCCATTTCTCACAATGTGAGTACAGAAGATGCGGACTTTGCCACTTTGTTGCATTTGAGCGTTCATAGTAACACCTCCTTCCTGCTCATAGCGAGTCATTGCTGCCCAATGACAGGCTTGTCGCACTTTGACCAGAGTGCAACGAAAAAAGCCCAGAGCTATAGGACTCCAGGCTTTGTTCTTTTCCGCAAGGAAGAGGACGGTGGCGATGGTCAGTCGCCGGAAGGAGTGTTCTATGAATCACTCAAATGCGATGCAAATGTATGAATAATAGTTCAAATATGTACTTCCGCTATAGACGAATTAACATTTTCGGATGTGTTTATAACAAAGTTTTGGTTAAAAGTAAAAAAGTGTTTATGAAAAAGGTGATTTTTTACATTCTTGGGATTCTGTTCCTTGTGTCGATATTACTCAATATCGGTATGTATCATCGCATTAGCAAGCCCATAGAGGTAAGAAGCGATACAGTAGAGACGGTCAGGTACGACACCATCAGAGACACGTTGCCCGATGTCCGCTATGAGACGATCGTCAAGTATATCAAGGTACCTCCCAATGATACCGTGTTCAGGTATGACACTATCACCAAGGAGGTGACACTTCCTGTCGTACAGCGGCAGTATGGCGACTCCACATACTCAGCCTACGTCTCAGGCATCGGCATCGACCCTTATCCACGTCTCGACTCCATCTTCGTGTATAACAAGACGGTTGAGAGGATCATCACCAATACGACATACAAGACCAAGCACTGGAGATATGGCATCGGTGCATCAGCCGGGATCTCGGCCACCACACACCGTCCTGATATTGTCTTCGGTGTTTTCGCAGGATACAGCTTTTAATTTGATTGTGGTATATTGTTGGTTAGTAGTATTGCTACAGCGGTAGCGCAGTTTTTTCATAGATTGATTAGTTGGTTAATTAGTATTACGTTTTAGGTTTTTATTGGCAAGGTACACCATCCGTGAGGACAGTGTACCTGTTTCATGGAGTGTAAAGATAGGCCGTTTTTTCAATCCTTAACTGGATATATCTTAGCATTCTGCCTAACGTGTTACAATCCTTCTCATAGTCTTTGTCGGGGTTCTCGTCGATGAAGAAAGATCCTTCCTTGTTCCATCTGACAAGACCACCCCAACCTGACTGAGTGATTACAAAGTCCCCTTCGTATATATCCTTTCCGTTGCAGTCCTGCAATCCCGTGAATTGTCCTACACTCTCAGGATCGACCTCGTAGTCTTTAAATTCCAACTCATCCGGACAGACGAAATGCGCACCTCTGTTCTGCATATAGAAGCCGTAGAGCCACACACCGTTTTTCTTGTTGAATCCCCTAAACTTGATTTCTCTCATACAAACCTGAATTTATTTTTAACTGATAATATTTTTCCGCACCTCTCACAATAGGTAACGGTTGTAAAGTCCTTGGCCCATGTGTGCCATTTCCTCTTAGACTTGCCTTTATGGTTTGTCCTTACCTGATGCTTATAGGTATCTGTGTACTTTGCGGGCTTGTGTATTCCTAACAGACATTTTATATCTTCAATCATACGCAAAAATAATCTTCATTAATTTCGACACCCATTTCATGCAACGCATTTTTTATGTCTGCAATTCTTCTTGCTATTTCGTCTTTAGAGGGACAAGACGCAATTCTTAGTTCAATACGTCCATTATGATGTCGTCTTTCGATCTTATCTTCTTGATGTTCGATTTCCATTCTTCGCAGGATATTCCTTTCAAGGAGACTGTCATCTTGTCGTGTATAGCCGTGGTCTCTGATGGGAACCCACTCACCTAATTTTCTATACAGCTTTTGTATATAACCATCGACGAGACGTGTTGTTCTTCCTGTTCCTCTAACTTTTAGTTCCAGGAAATGAAGCCTAAGATCGGCTTCATACGCTTTTCCTCTGTTTCTTCCGTCTTCTATAATCATACTAATTACACTTTTTATTACGAATATAACTCTCCATCCAATCACTGATCTGACAGAGTATTAGAAGAATGCACGCGCAGCATGTTAATAGATTAACAGCGGGAACGAAGCAATCCCATAGAAAAGACCTCATCATATAAGAGGTGAAATCTACCCGCTTCCTCTTGATTCTAATACACACTTCAACGGTGGTTATTATCACCGATACCAACATTGGGATGATGTACCAGAAAAAAACAAAATCGTTAAAATCGTACTCCATACTCACTTAATCACATACAACGTTACTGCGATCACGGCAGCAATCACTAAGAATGCGCCGGCTACTAATCCTAACCAAAACATAGTCAATCCCTCTTAAAAATAAAACCTGCGACCATGAAAACGAATATGATTAATACAAACAAGTCTATATGCTCATACATAACTCAATCCTCCTATCCTATAATCATTGTTGCGAAAGCACCCGCCTCTGCAATGTCTACTATTGCCTGTCCGATTGCTTTGATTGTATCACTATCGGCAGCACGGAACAACAGGTGTTCGTTTAACCTCAATGCATACATACCATCGTCTTCGAGGGTTTTCTGTAAGAATCCTAATCTATTCATTTCTTATTCCTTTCTTCGTAAAATCGTTTCAACACTTCCTGATAATACTCTTTTGTCATTGGATTAACCTTAATAGCCCCAAGGTGAATATTTGCTTCTGTTACATCAAAAGCAAGCCGTATAAGCGCAAAGTCCTTCCAAGTGAGTTCAAGGTCTTTCTCTGCCTTGTGGTAGCCTTCTTCATAAGCTGACATCATATCATAACCATCAAACCTACTTAACACCATCTGTCTGTATTCACCATACTTTTCATATTGCTTGTCAAGAAATGGCAACACATATTGTCTTGATAAATCTTCTGCCTTACTCATCTTTCATTGCTTGTTTTAAGTCGTTGACATATAGTTCAGTTCCTTTCAGAACACCTTCGTTGTTACAATACGCGATATACGAGGGGAGGCACTTTTGCAACCACTCATAGATTTCTTCCCTTGCAATCTCCACAGCCCTTCTTGCTTGTTTTGGATGAATCCAAGGAAAATAAGATTGCTTTCCGTTTGGGTAATAACCCTCAAAAATATTACTACAATCTCTTGTGCAATCGTCTATAAATTTCTCTGCCTTACTCATAGTTATTATTTCTTTTCAAATTTCTCACATGCTAATCTTCTTGCGCCTATGTGGTAGTATAATTCCTTTCCGTCTTTATCAATAACATTTTTCGGTTGTAATAGACATATAGTAGTCGTATAGCCACATCTTGTCGCTCTGCCGCTACCGAAATGCTTACATTCAGAACATCGTGGTTTATTATCATATCCCACTATTGGTCTAACAGTAACAAACTTACCTGTTCTTTCAAGTGTCACACCATCTTCAAGGGTGTACTCACCGATTTCAAGAATCTTGCTCATTGTTCATTATAAATCTGTGTCAATATCATCTACACAATCATTCGGGTCTTCATACCAATGACAGCCGAAATTTTCCTCTTTATATTCAAGATATGGCCAGCCGAAACGAGCCGTTACATCGCCATCAGCATCAGGATGGTCAACGAAATCAGAATACTTCTTTTTGTGTTCAATACGTTTTTCTCCGTCTTCGCCATACACACAAGTGACGTATGTGTATTCTTCATCCGTTAGTAGTTCGGGGCAATTTTTCTCTACCCATGAGCGAGGTGCTGCGATGGTGTAGTTTTGGCTCATGTCGATACATCCGTAATAGATGCACAATTTGTTTTCCTTCGCCCATTTGTCATTTCTGAATGTCTGATTACAGTCGTCACCCAACCATTTCTTGAAGTTCTCTGTCAGTGGGTAGTCTTGACCACTGAACCAGTTGTTCACGCTGAAATAAATAATTTCTTCTGTCATAATACTAAGTCCTCCTTAATTACGATTACTTTAACCTTAGAACCTACAAGATATTTATCTGATGGTAATCTAAAAGAGAATAACGCAGCACCTTGAAACCCAAAGCAGTCAGCATCAACAGCCTTTGCCATCATCTGCTCTTTCTGCAACCTCATACCATACTCTATAGCATCCAAGTAGGTTGGCATACGATTATACTTGTCAAGATGTTCATCCAATAACTTCTGTTCCAACTCTGCCTGCTCGTTGGTAATGCTGTTACAATGTTTTAGGCGGTTCTTTTCAAATTGTTCTTCTTTCCACTTAGCCACCCTTACGGCAATTCTGCTTAACTTCGCAAACGATACCTCTGGGAACTGCTTGGAAAGTTCATTAATGTACTCACCTAAGTCCTCGCTTACAGGCTCTTCTTGTGCTTCTTTCACCCATTTTATAGGTTCATCATTCCTAAAACTAATGATGTCCTTTTTAGTATCATTATTTCCAAATAATATTTGGTTTTGGCTAATAACACTAAAGCAAACTTGTGCATCGCCACCATCTCGTTTAAATAATTCTGCTAATTCATTATACGTCATACTATTCTCCTTTCCTTACCTTTTTTACATTACCAGTAGTCCAATACCAATGAAGTTTCCCCCATATAAGTTCAAAAATAAAATAAAGGTCATCTCTTACAAAAGCAATGTGAAGATGAGGTAAACTAAATAATTTCTGATGTCTTACCCAGTCACACCACATCCAGCTATCATTGAACTTAAAATGTTTATGAAATATGTGCATAATTTATTCTCCTTTCTCTATTTCTTTTAATTTGTTTTCTCCCCAGATCCCGACAAATATAGTACTTACTATTACTATAAAGTTGCTACAAAATGCCAAAGCACACAGAGTATCAAACGTTTCTTTTGATACAATTGAATGTAATATGCAAAGTGTCACTGTTATTATTGATGCCATTGCGATTACATATATCCATGCTACATTTTTATAAAACCATTTTTTCATATTATTCTCCCTTCTGTGCTTTAAGTTTATCTAAAACGTATTGAATACCTAATTCTTTTGCATCTATAGTCCCAGAAAGTAAATTAATCATAAGGTCAGAACCCCCGTTTTCTTTCCTTTCCTCTTTAATAATGTTATTATAATGTTCCCCTGCTTCAATATCCAAATCAATTACTTGCCTAACAAATGATTCTAAGTTCTCCTCGGCCATATGATTACTTGCATTGAGTCCAAGTTCAAAGAAATATTTGGCGCACAGATATAACTGATGCATTGTGATAGATATACCAACGTTGGCATCACATATCTTTAGTGGTTCTAAATATAACTTTGCAAATGCTTGCATTTCTCTATCCAAGTCCACCTCTTTTACTTTAAGGGTGGTGAGAATGTCTTTTACATCATTATAAGCCCATACACGTTGATGTCCTATGTAATTTATTGGCGCATCAATTATTCGTCTATCTATCTCCGCCAATACAGCGGCCTTTTCTATATATTCTGCCATAAGCCTATTCTTTCAATTTCTCATTAAACGGTTGTATGAACATGATTGCTGCTACTTTTTCAAGATTGAGAAATCTTCCATCCCAATCTGTTCTTAGTGTACCGTCTTCCCAAGCAATACACACTAAATGCTTGCCCATATATCCAATCTCATATATAAGTTCAACCACACAGAACTCCCAAGCATACTGAGATTGAGACATTGCTTTCCATTCGTCTATGCTTATCCATTTGTTGTAGATATTTTCTTTTGTTTTCATAACCTTAATCTTTAACCGTTATAATATCTAAATCCAAATGCCCACCATATAAGTGTACGAAACCGACCTATAGGCTTATAAATGGGAATTCTTGTCTTTATATTCTCGTTTACCAAATAACCTATTGGTTCTTCCGCTTTAATCGTTGAATCATAATTTTCCATAACTATTTCTCCCTTAATTTAATTAAATCTGAATATAACGAATTTAGGCAAGATTTGTATTTACATCCTACAATATGCGTTGCCTTTTCAAGTGCCGCCATCTGCTCTTCACTCGGTTTCCAAGTGTTCTGAGGCCTGAGAGATTTGAGCCAATTAATTGTCTCTGTAATATCAATACAATCAGAACTAAAAGTAGTATGTCCATGTATATCTCTCTTGGCTGATAATCCTCTGATAAGTCCATGAACAAATATTTCATCCTCCTCACTCCACTCAGCAGGTTTCTGCTTACTAAGTTCCTTCACGGCACTGATAGCGCATTCGTGCTCTAAGATACCATCATCTGTCTGATAGCCATCTACTTTACCGAGTGTTTTCTCTAAGATGTTTACGGCAGCATACAAACCATCAATACCGTATTCTTCTCCTTTTGGGAGTTCGGCAGGCTTCTGCTCAATCTTCTTCAACTCTTTCTTCTCGGCATCCCATTCATAGCCAGCTTCGTGCATCTTTTGGAACAAGAATGCTCGTTGCTTCTTATCGCAAGGATGCAATAAGCATTCTTTCGCTATCGGGGTGTTAATCAAAACTCCGTTTTCTACATCGTAATAGAATACAAGAATTTTATTACCATATTCATCATCGTTTCCACAGATAGCAACAGCCTCGCCATCTTCGTCACCAACTACAAGCACATCACCAGGCTTTGCGTCCTTGATAGTCCAAAGATGAAAGTCACTTTCAAACGGTAAACAAGGAGAATAAATATTACCTTTAGTGTCTTCTAACGAGCAATATCCACTATTAATACTTTTTATAAAAAAGACATCTTTACTTTTATTATTAACAATCCAATCACCAACCTTAAACTTCGGCTCAACCTTATCAGTAGGCTTACTAAAATAGCCAAAATCTCGTTTCTCACCTGCTGGAAATTCTTTACCATTTATAGTTGATGAATCACAAGTGTCAGCGGACTTCTGCTCACCTTGCTTTTCGAGCCAAGCAAGCCAAGAATCTATTGTATTCTCACCTGGTCTTTCGTACCAACCATTATTGAAGTCTACTAAAAATTTAGTTATTTCACGAATTATCCTCTCATCCTCTGACTCTTTGAGTTCGGGGAAAACATCAGTGACTCTTATTCTTGTACACCCATATTCATCTATGACATAACGTTTCATTCTATTAATAGCCTCGTCATATCTTTGGGCTTTCTGTTCGATTGACAGTTCTTTCATAAATTAAAAGTCTTTTCCAGTTAATACTTTCCAGCAATCTTTAAAGCCTTGTTGATAGCACTCCATCATTGTAGTGGTCATTCCTTCTATATGAGGTCTCAGTCTCTCAAAACCCGACTGCATCAGCTTTCTCAATTCTTCTTCATTCATAATCACAACATTTTAAGTTCTTGTTTTTTATAGTTTCTCTGACTTCAAATTAGTGTAAAAATCCCATGCGGCTCTATCTATTGTGTCACCAAAGCCACAAATACCTTCTTGAATATTGTCACCATAAAGATAACACCATTGATTACCATCTTTGATTGGTTTAATACCAAGTGCCGTTATACATTGCCACATTTCTATGTTTTGCAAATACGGCTCAATTTCATTGTTTGTAAAAGCCTTTAAAGAATCGTAGTCCATAATCACAATAAATTTCGTTCATGTAACTTCAGTATCATTTCAACACAAGCATCAATAGCATTGTCTCCATCAGTCGTTTCAATGATAAAATCATCTGTTGTTTCGCCTTCTTTCACAAAAGAACAAAACCATTTTTCTATATACTCGCCTTCACCATTATAATAGCCAAATGATATAGCACAATCAATACTCTTATCTTTTGGCATTACATTAAGCAATGCCGAAAGACTCCAACATGGAAGAAAACTAAGACGTTTAGATTCTCTTGTTTTTGTATCTTCAAATGTTTTAAGACCATAACTTTCAAGAATATGCACGTTATATTTATGCTTATTATCATCAAGTAAGTCAGCATAAAACATATCCGCACTTTCGTGATTCAGTATTTCGGCCAACCTCTGAGACTGTTCAAGTGAGGTGAAACTCTTAATTGTTACCATAGTTATGTTATTTTAGTAAAGGGAATCTGAGGATTCAAACCTCAGTCGTGGGAATGATTTATATACAATTAATTACTTATGAGCAAAGTCTTGGCTTCACAGCCACAGATAATTTAAAAGAAAATAAAATAGAAATACAGAATATGAAATATGAATATAATTAGTATCTCCACTTACAGTCGGCAGACAACGCTTCATCTGCCATTCCCTTTTTGATTTATAACTCTATATCTTTAATTCTCTCGTCGTAGTCAGACGTTGCTCTAATACAAGAGCTAATCATTGCACCGATCACCCTGCCAACTATTGTATCTGAGTTGTGGTGATACCTACAGATAACCCTTCCAATAGCGAAGTTGTTTGCCTCTCTCAGCCGAATATCTGCCTCTTGTGGCTCCAATTCCATGAGGTAGAGTGCGGATGCGAAGATGCCGCTTGAATGACCTGATGGGTATGAGTTAGCGTAGACAGAGTTCTTCTGATCTTTGACATAAACCAACTCGCCTTTCTGATTGTAACCAGTCGGGTTCCCGTCGTTTTCCTCAATCTCATAATTGATGAGGACTCCCTCGTTTCCATCCTTTGACTTTCCGTCAACCTCGCTTTGCCCTGGCCTTCTTCGTCCATAGCACTCACCTTCCATGAGAGGCTTGCGGCTCATTACTCCGACTGTGAACACATCATCCAACAGGTCTGCGAGTTTACCTGTGTCGGGGATATTGTAGCCGAACACGTTATTCCAATTAAAGTGCTCAGTCTGCTTTGGATCGCCCAACAAGTGATGGACACTACCCTCTTTATCCGCAATAGCCTGAACTGTCTCAGGACAATTTGTATAAGAGTTGGGATCTATATTGTATTCCTTGACAACAAAGTCCTCAATCTCCTGGTCTTTTTGAAGATTTCTATCCGCTGTCTTAGGTGCTTCGGGGTAAGGCTCACCGCCTGCATGGGTTCTATCCTCATAGCCTTTCAGATATGGACCAGGAGCACTTGGCATGAAGCTCTGCAAGTCCAAGAAGAATGAGGACTTCTGATTGGCATAGCTATCTTCGGCTACTTGATGGACAGTTCTGTCAAACTTACAACCTCCAACCTCTTTCCTTATCTTGCCGATGTCGAACTGCCCTCTCATAGCTGAGTAGACACACAGACCTACCATCCTTCCGACATTCGGATCTGATTTGAACTCATATTTGTATGGGTCGGTAAATTTGTCTGCGCCGTAGTTATAACCAATACTCAACACCTCATTACGGCAATCTGGTTTCAACTCAGCGATAACCGTTGCATAGAGCAGACCAATCATACTGTGCCAAGCAAGGTCTTTGTCAGAATCCTTGCCGTAGGTATCTACCACATCGGGAAAGTTAATCGGTTTCCATAGAATAGGTAGGCCGTTATCAGATGCTCTGTGAAGCTGATACCATGCCTCTCTGAGTAGCTTTGCCATCATCGAATAGCCTTTTGTATTAGGCTCAAAGGTGATGTACTTAGCGAACAAAGCAAGTGTTTTCCTAACCTCTTCGTTGAAGTCAACACCAGCCTTCTGCGTGACATCGAAGAAGTCTTCTCTATCCCCAGACTTTCCATGATGAATAGTGCGTATTCTCATTACCTGTTCATCAAGGAAGTTATATTTGTCTACGAAAGCATAGATGCTACCCTCATAGAATACGATGCTATCGAGGTCTAAAAATGGAGTATTGCCTTTCTCCATTTCGTAGCCTATAGCCTCCCATTCACAACCACATTCCTCGTTGTAGTCGTAAGTACCAATCAAGACCCTGTTATCAGTCTTGTGGTTGCTTACTTCCTGTTGTATTCTGTGAGTCTCTGAATGACACTCAATAGGGGTTGGCTCTGGCTCTTCTTGTGGCTGAGGTTCTTCTACCTGTTCTTGTGGTTGTTCCTCTTGTTCTGTTGGCTTCTCATACTCTGTGGGGATTTCTTCTTCCTCTGGGTAGTCGATACCGATAATAGGGTTTCTCCACTTGGCATAGCTTAGCCCGATGTAGACTATCAATGCCATTATTACTAATAAGATAACTACTGTAATCATCGCTTCATTTCTTTGATTAATTCTTTCATTATTAGACAGAACTCCTTCGCCTGCGCGGAAGATATGCTGCTCTTTTTGAATGCCTTCTGCATCAAGTCCAGGACACTATTGGCTCCCATCCTACAACCGATAAGAAAACAAGCGTAACAGGATGCAAACACGAAAATCACTAATACTATCATTAAGAACACTATCACCATATCTCTATTGTTTTAAGTTCGATTTCCACCAGTTCCTAATCATAAGCAATATCACTATCAGCAGTACGAATATCGCAGCTATCGGCACAAGGACGAGATTACTCATCACAGCCTCCGATCTGCCTGTAGGCCGCTTCAACGAAATCCTGTGGGACCACATAAGACTCCGAGTAGTCGAAAACAACGTCATGTCCTAGACTGCCAAGCTCACTCTCAACCTCGACGGCTATGTCAACGATGTTAAGACTGTCGAGTCCGCAGGCTCTAAGGTCCGTACCAAGTCCGACTTCCGTCGCAATGTTCTCCTGTGCCACCTCCGATTGAGTTGCCTTGAGAACAATGTCTTCTATATCCTTCTTATTCATATTATAAACCTAAACAAGTTACATATCCTGTTACATCAATCTGTACGTCTTTAGACAATACAAATATTCCTTCGATATCCACGTTTCCTGTTATTATAACGTCATAGGAGTTTTCGTCAACGTCTTTAACAAAAGCCGAAATATTATACTCAATATGGTTTTTTATTGATGCAATATACTTACTTGCGAGAATATCCCCTTTTATTAAAATCCTCATGTTTCTTTTTGTTTTAAGTTATCAAATTTATTTTTCAGGTTTCACTCCTTTCGGATACATAAACAACTCGCACGGCTCCTGCCATATACTCATCCCATGAGGACAGCGATACCTTCTCCGGCAGATCTTGCAACTCTTTCCCATAGCTACGAGAATTTATTCACGGATACTATTCTTACTTGCGCAGCGGAAAGATCTGCAGTTCCGTTAAATGTTTGCCCCCAGATATTATTTCTGGACTTTTCTTTTGATTTACTCATAATATATACCATTTTGTTTTAACACGTTCTCAAGATACTCGCACCTGTTTTTGTAGTGATAGTACAATTCTGCCTCAAGTTCCTTAACGCGATTTCCAAGCGCCTCAATTTGCTTGTCGTATGACTCAATGCGTGGATCTTTTATCTTTTTGCACATAATTATTCCTATATTTAAAAACAAGAGCAAAGGAATCAATTGCATATTGTGGTACTCTGCAACGTCATCCAATGCTCTACTAAATCTTCTCCTTACCTCGCCAGAGTACCACCTATGGCGATTTTCCTGGTGCAAATATACAAAAAGGTTTCTAAAGTTGGTGTCGTGAAAAATTACCTTATATTTTATTTTAATGGTTGTTTATGGTTATTTGTGGTTATTCTTATTTTTAACATTTATATACCTGTAAAACCAAGTGTTTGTGTGGTTGATTTACATTTATTAAGTGTTGTTTACATTTATTTTTATGGTTATTTCTTATTGTTTTTATTTTATGGTTGTAAATAATAATTACCGTTAATTTCTTGTTTTGTATTTGAAATGTTTGTATATTTGCAACGCAATCGGGTGGTGACGAATGCAGTAAGACATAACGAAATCTCTTCGGAGTACGAGTTCTAATCCCTGTGACGTTTCACCACCGTTGCAGGGATTTTCGTTTTTTATAGCGTAATCCTATCTTATTATGAGGTTGAATCCGTACACTCCTCCTGGAACTTATCACTCCATATATAAAAGTGTTCTTATGATTTGCAGTCTATATCTGATAGATGGGAAAGTGGGGGCAACGTCCGAAACCTGACGACTCCCGACATCACGACTGAAAAGTTGCGAAGTCTTTCAGATGAAGGTATAAAAAACCAACCGAATACTGATGGAGATAGGTGATTGTGAAATCAAGCAAACAGTTAAACACCTTTCATGTAAAGGTTGATAGCAAAGTTAAGTTTTCTGTTTGTCGGTTTATCTGTCTTTACACCTATTTTATAGGGTTATGATGGATATAAAGGTAAAATAGTATAAAAAAAATTAGCTTATGATTATAAATTCTGCATTAAAAATGGATTATGCGAGACATAATTTTCGCCCATTGAAAACAAAATTGTTGAACAAAAACAGCAAAGCTGAAACATACTTTGAGGAGTTGTTAAAACAAACACCTTATTATTATGTTCGTGAAAAAACAAATTTTAGGTATAATACGAGGTGGTGCTATTATGATTTCTTTCTTCCTTTCTACAGGATCTATATTGAGATTGATGGCGCGAGTCATAATACAGATGAGCAGAGGCTGATAGACGAGGAGAAGAGGGAAATAATAAAAAGAAAGCAACGTTTCTTGGTGCGTTTGACAAACGAAGAGGTTTTATCTATGGAACGTTTCTCCCTTAAAGAGATTATATATAAATTGTGTTTGCAAGAGCATGAGCATAGAAAGAAAGAACATATAAAAAAGGCTTTTCTTCCTTATAATTATTATAAAAACCTTCATAAAAATATATTAGATAGCATACAGGATTCTATGGATGATACTGGTATTAACTTGCCTAAAGAAGAAGAGGTTTTTATGTATGATAAGCGTATTGATAAGATATATCGTTTCGACAACCTATATATGCTCAGGATGTGTTTACAGAAAAGGATAAGAGATGTCATATCTCGTGCTCGTGCAAATGGCAATGAACAGAAAAGAAATCTGAATTATGTATTTGGTAAAACACAGATAGATTGTATCAATCTTGTAAAAAATGTTTTTAATCGAAATGTCCCATACATTGAAAATATACCATTGTCTTGTGACAGGGGAGAAATAGAAGAGATTTGTTTAAGAACATAAGATCGTGATATATTTAAACATCTGTGAATATAAAGATTTTGACGATGAAGATATAAGAAGATTTCTTAGAGTTAATGCGACCAATGTTAAATTTTAATAGAATGGAAATGACGAACAAGGAGAAACTTGAGGCGTTGAAAGCCTTTCTAAAAGAAAACGACGTGAAGTTCATCGAGAACTATCAGTCGAACTTCGGTGTTATGATGGATTTGAAACTTCCGGAGCTTATGATCGCGGTATTCCTGAGCGAAGGAAAGGATCATGAGAACATAATCTATAATACAGGCAAAGGCAGGATAAAGCTGTACTATATATACAAGCCGTTCTTCATACGTGAGAGCGAGACTGCCGAGTTCGTTATAGATAAAATGCAGAATTGTATCATTGAGCGTATGATGTGGCTGCAGAAGAAGTTTGAGAAAAGTTATAAGAAAAGATAGGTGTTTTAGGATAAATAACAGGTAGTATGGGAGAATATGAAACAATGGAGACATTCCGTCGTAAATGCAAGTTCCTTATCCGTGGAATAAGGCGTGAAGAAGACCTGTGTTCGTACGTACATCCAATTAGCCTTGGTAAGAAAGGGGTAATCTGCGTAAAATGCGACTGCAGGTGCCAGAGGATGCGAAGCTGGGAGAAAAGGCACCAGTATGATATAGATTCGATTAAGGTAAGGGAAAAGATGGAAATTAAAGAACTTGAAATCGGTCGGTTCTTCGAAGATCCTGCCCACATGGAAGTAGAGAGATATG